GGATCGAACCGGCGCACTGAAGCAGATGTATGAAGAGGACTTCCAGAGAGCGGCGCTGGAGGATAGAGACACGGCGAGCTTCCACATAGTGCCTGATTTCGGGGTGTGAAATGGCGTTTGCAACGGGCAAGTTTTCTTATGCACTCTGCGATAACTGCGGACAGCGATACCCGTACAAGGTTTTAAGAAAGAACTGGCGCGGGTTCATGGTTTGTCCTGACGACTATGAGCCAAAAGAGCCACAATTGCAGCCGTTGCGGTATACTGGTGATGCAATTGCGCTGCGAGATCCGCGTCCTGACAGGGTGGAGCCGCAGGTGATTTTCGTAGGCTTACCGGGTGACGCAGCCTTCCAGAGTATCGGCAGCGCAAATGGCGGCACAAACATGCGGCCTTTCCCTGAGCAGAACGCGGTTCAAGGTGTTGGATCCATTGGCAAAGTGACGATAGTGATAACCTGATATGACATACGACGAGCTAGTCACAAACATTAGGAACTACACCGAGGTGGACGCTAACGTGTTCACCAACGCGGTTATTAACACGTTTATCACGATGGCCGAGAACCGTATTCTTAGGGACATCGATCTTGATGTGTACAAAAAAGAGTCAATAGGCTCCATGACCTCCGGCAATCGATTCCTGACGTCGCCAACAGATATTCTGACGCATCGCTACATGTTCATTACCGTTGGCACGGACAAGGTTTATTTGGATTTTCGCGACACCTCCTTCATGCGTGAGTACTGGCCCAATCCTGCTCTGACGGGTGTGCCAAAGTACTACGCGGTGTGGGATCAGGATACGTTCAACATTGCGCCAACGCCCAATGCGAACTACGCCGTGGAAATGGGGTACATCTACCGCCCTGCACAGCTGTCACCCGCCACCCCAACAACGTGGATCAGCACCAACGCCCCCGAGGCGCTGCTGTACGCATGCCTGATTCAGGCATACAGTTACACCAAGGGCCCAGCTGAGATGCTTGGGTACTTTGATAACAGCTACAAGCAGGCCATACAGGGCTTGGGCATTGAGCAGCAGGGTCGCCGACGTCGTGACGAGTTCCGAGACGGCATGATCCGCATACCCATTCGATCAGATTCACCGGGACCATAACGATGTTTACGACAAGCGGTGGAGGGGCACTGGGCTTAATTAAATCAGCATCCGTCTCGGGCCGAGGCTTTACGCCTGAAGAGCTGGCTGAAAGTGCAGTGGATAAGATAATTTATATTGGTCGAAGCTCAGACCCGGTCATACGGGCTCAGGCCGAGGCTTACAGAGAACAAATCAAGGCGGTGTTGATAGCGGCGATGCATCAAGCGATACGCTCCAACAACACCACGCTGATAAACCGATTCCGCGCCGCTGGGCATCCGGAACTTGTAAAATTACTGGAGAGTTAACATGCCTATTAGCATCACAACCGCAATGCCCACCAGCTTTAAAGTAGAAATCCTGAAAGCGGTGCATGACTTTACTGCCTCAACCGGCGACACGTTTAAGATTGCTCTGCTTAAGGCAGCGGCAGCTGGATCTGGCACCTTTGGCGCTGCGACCACTAACTACTCTAATCTAGGTTCGGATGAGCTTGGCAGCGGTAGCGGCTACACCACAGGTGGCAACACGCTGGTCTCCATCACTCCGGTAGCTGACGGCACCACGGCGATCTGCGACTTTGACAACACGACGTGGAGTGCGGCTACGTTTACGACCAGTGGCGCGTTGATTTATAACGACACCTCGTCTGACACTGCGGTTGCGGTGTTGAGCTTTGGCGGCGACCAGCAGGTAAGTTCCGGCGATTTTCAGATTCAATTTCCTACTGCTGCAGCCGCTACCGCGATTATTCGCATAGCGTGAGGTGAGTCATGAGCGCCACTACCTACACTAAAGGTTATGGTGAAGGCGCTTGGGGCATTAATGGCTTCGGGGGCATAGCCCCTGCTTATGCGGTAGACGGTGTAGCGGGTACGGGTGCGGTAGAGCCTGTCACTATCCTTGTAACCAAGGTAGTTGCGGTAACAGGTGTCTCCGGCACTGGCAGCGTTGGCGATATATCCCTGCAGATTAACTCCACGATTGTCCCAACGGGTGTTCAGGGCGTCGGTGAAATAGGCGGGTTCCAAGTCGTCGTAGATGACATTGTGATCCCCATAGGTGTTTTTGGTACGGGCGCAGTTGGCACAGTTGCTATTGCGGTCAACGATACGGTGGTTGCGACTGGCATTGAGGGAACAGGAGCCGTTGGCACTGTCTCGATTGCAATAAACGCAACGGTCGTAGCCACAGGCGTAGAAGGCACAGGCGCGGTTGAAGACGTCGCCCTGCAGATAGACAGCAACGTCACCCCAGTGGGCGTGGCGAGCACGGGCGCAGTTGGCACAGTAGTTTTAGTATACGATGCAGATGTTACGGCCACCGGCATTGAAGGCACGGGCGCGGTAGGCACAGTTGCGATACAGGTTAACGATACGGTTATCCCCGTGGGGGTTAGCGCAACCGGCGCGATTGGGCAGGTTCAGATAGCGGTAAGCGAGCTTATAGTCCCCGTCGGAGTAGCTGGTGTAGGCGCTGTTGGTAATGTAAGAATAATTGGTTGGAACATCGTAAACGATGCGCAGACACCGAACTGGAATGAAATAAACGATGTTCAAACCCCGAATTGGATTGAAGTAGACGACGCTGCGTAGGAGCTGACATGGCAAGTTATTCAAATGATCTACGACTAAAGGAAATCGCCACGGGCGACGAGTCAGGCACATGGGGCACCAGCACCAACACCAACCTCGCCCTGATCGCTGACGCGTTTAGCCTTGGCACCAAGCAGATGGCCGCTGACGCCAACGAAACATTCACAATGCCGGATGCCACGGCGGACGGTACACGCTCGCTGTACCTGAAGATTACCTCTGCGGTGTCCTTGACGGTAACGCGCACCGTGACACTGGCGCCGAACACGGTGTCCAAGGTCTGGATCATTGAGAACGCTACGAGCGGCAGTCAGTCGATTACGATATCACAAGGCTCAGGTGCTACGGTAACCATTGCCAACGGCAGCAAGGTGATGATAGTAACCGACGGTGCGGGCGGCGGTGCGGCGGTAACTAATGCCAACCCAACTACAACGGCGGGTACGGTCACCTCGGTAGGCGGCACAGGCACAGTTAACGGCATTACGCTCACAGGTACAGTCACAAGTTCTGGCAACCTTACGCTGGGTGGTACGCTGTCTGGTGTGTCATTGACGACTCAAGTCACTGGAACCCTTCCTTTTGGTAACGGTGGCACAGGCTTGGCTACGCTTGGAACGGCTGGTCAGGCTTTGATTGTTAACTCTGGAGCCACAGCGTTAGAGTACGGTAGCGCAGGTGTATCAACAGGCAAAGCCATTGCGATGGCGATGATTTTCGGATTCTAAGGAGATAGAACGTGGCTAACCCCAACATAGTTAACGTCACAACGATACTGGGCAACACCAGTACCACACTGATCAGCTCAACGGCTAACCCGTTTGCGACTGCGCTTGTTAACAACGCGGCATCCAGCGGCAAGGTCTACAAGATCAACTCCATTGTTGCTGCGAACGTGGACGGCTCGTCTGCTTGCGATATCACGATCAGCATCTTCTCTCAGGACGATCTGGGCGGCACGGGTACTGCGATTGCCTCAACGATCTCTGTTCCTGCTGACGCAACGCTCATAATCACAGATAAGACCACAACATTCTATCTCTTGGAAGACAGGTCTATTGGTGCTACGGCCAGCGCAGCGAATGACATCGTTGTTACAATCTCGTGGGAAGAAATATCAAGCTGATAGGAGTGGCTTATGTCGATGCGATTTAAGGGCGGGGTGATCTCCGCGACTCCCCCGACAACGCTTAGTGGAGTATGGACACTTCAACAACAAATGCAAAAACTTGCCGCTGGGTATTGGTCTGGGGTATATCAACTTTGGGCATGGGGGTCTGGGTCCCAATCAGAGCTGGGGCTTGGTAATAACAAAGCTTATTCTTCTCCAAAACAAGTAGGTTCCCCTACAAACTGGAATTTTGTGGGGGCGACAAAAGAAGGTTCTTTTGCAATTAAAAAAGACAACAGTTTATGGTCTTGGGGAAACGGCCAATACGGTCAATTAGGGAATGGTCTTGCTGGCGGTACTAATTTCTCAACGCCTGTTCAAACCGGATCGTTAACTAACTGGTTGCAAATAAGTGGCGGCCTATTCAGTGTTCTTGCTGTTAAAACCGACGGAACTTTGTGGAGTTGGGGACGCAACGAATACGGGCAACTTGGTCTTAACAACGCAGGTGCCGGCGACGCAACTGCCCGATCCAGCCCTGTTCAAGTTGGTGCTTTAACGGGGTGGGCTACGACGTCTGCTGGATCTTATCATTCCGTTTCTATTAAAACTGATGGCACACTCTGGAGTTGGGGGCGTAACAATCAAGGGCAGCTGGGTCTTGGAAATAACACTACTTATTCTAGCCCGAAACAAGTCGGCGGATTAACTAGTTGGAGTAAAGTGGCTTGCGCTAATGAATCAACGGCGGCCATTAAAACGGATGGCACATTGTGGAGTTGGGGGCGAGGTTACGGTGGGCAGCTCGGCATAAATAACACCTTTAACTATAACAGCCCCAAACAAGTTGGCGCGCTAACGGATTGGAGTAAAATTTCAGCTGGATTTAGAAATTTTGTTGCGGTTAAAACGGACGGAACACTTTGGTGTTGGGGTTTTGGTGGTCGTGGTGAACTAGGTCAAAACAATACTACGACCAGCTCAAGTCCTGTTCAAGTAGGGGCATTAACAACGTGGTACGAACCGGGATCAGGAAATTCGTCATTTTTTTGTATTAAAACAGATGGCACACTGTGGGCTTGGGGCTATAACGGTTCTGGGAGACTTGGTCTCGGAAATACTGCAAACCGTTCAAGCCCTGTCCAGATAGGTACTGCAACTACTTGGACTACGATAGTAAAATCTGGAACTTCCTATCACACACACGCTATTAAAACTCCTTAAAGGAAGTCATGAACAAAACCCTACATTTCCTCTCAGGCGTACCCCGTTCAGGCTCAACGGTCTTGGCGGCTATCCTGAATCAGAACCCAATGACGCATGTGTCTACTACGTCTGCTCTAGGCGCAGCTCTGGACGGTCTGGCTACGGCTTGGCATCGTGACAACCTTCTCGTAAACAACGATCCTGATCGCAGCAAACTGGCTCACACCATGCGCGGAGTGATTGATGCTTTCTACGAAGATGTCCCGAAACCCGTCATTATCGACAAGGCGCGTAACTGGCCGATCCCGGTCATCATGCAGGCGATGGGTCAAGTGCTGGGTCACAAGCCCAAGATCATCGCGACAGTGCGCTCTATCCCTGACTGCATGGCATCCTTTGTCCGTGTAGCCAAGCCAACCAACTTGGATGACTTCCTTGTTAACAGCTCACTCACGAACCACCTGAAAGGCTCCTACCAGACGCTACAGGGCGGCTACGCTTACGATCCTGAAAGCTTCCTCTTTGTTGAGTACGAAGACCTGCTGGCCGACCCAAAGGCTCAGTTGCAGCGCATACACGCATTCCTTGACCTGCCTGACTTTGACTACGACTTTGCCAACATTGATGGCTCAACGGTCAAAGAGGATGACGAGAACCTGCACGGTTACTCTGGCCTGCACGACATCAAGCCGGTACTGGAAAGACAGCATCAAGAAAGCCCCAAGGACGTACTGAAGCACCACTACCCGCAGTTCTGTCAGCCTGAGTTCTGGCTTGAGCGTCCTCGCACAATCCCTGAGATACACGACCTTGATTTGCAACTGGTGGCCTCACGAATGGGCGACTTTGCCGAGGGCTGGAGACTGTGCCAGAAGCTGGAAAAGGACGAGCCTGATAACCACCGTGCAGCCTACAACCGTGGCTGGTACTTGCTGCGTCAGGGTCAGATTCAGAAGGGCTACCAACTGCTGGATCGTGGCCGCATTGTTAACGTCTTTGGTAACGCCAAGCCAAGCGTCCCCACTCAGCCGTGGGATGGTAAGAGCAAGGGCATCGTTATGCTGCACCTTGAGGGTGGTCTTGGCGATCAGATACATCAGGTGAGATACGCCAAGCTGATTGCTGATCGTGGCTGTAAAGTGATCGTGTCCTGCTCTGGCCCACTGGCCTCCCTGTTTGTTGACGTTGAGGGCGTGTCTGCGGTCATCCAGCACGAAGCGAGCTTTGGCATCTACCATGACTTCTATGTGCAGGGGATGTCTGCTGTAGTGCCTCTGGGGCTTGAATTAAGCGATCTATCTGGCAAGCCGTACATCACGAAGCCTAAGACCATTAAAGCCCGTAGAAAGCGTATAGGGCTGCGCTGGCAGGGTCAGTCAGCATTTGAGCATGACCACAACAAGAAGTTTCCGTATGACCTGCTGTTTGACGCGGTGAAGGATGCAGACGCTGAGTTCATCTCCCTGCAACGCGATGAGGGTGCTGATTCGTGCCCGTCTTGGGTTAAGCAAGTCCCGCTGGATAGCTGGGAAGATACCCGTGCTGCTGCGGCATCGTGTGACTTGGTGATCTCATCTTGCACCTCGGTCAGTCACTTGGCTGCGGCGATGGGTGTGGAGACTTGGGTCGTCACGCCCGTCATGCCATACTTTCTGTATGCCTTAGAGGGCGACACCTGTCCTTATTACGATACAATGCGCCTGATGCGTCAGGAAGTGTTCGGTGACTGGACTGCCAGCTTTGAGAAGATCAAAGAGCGTCTGGGTGAGAAACAAGCCTTGAGGAGAGTTAAGTGAGTCAAAAATATCCCGGCGGTTTGATTAGAAAGACACCTCCCACCACTGTCGGCCCTGTCGATGGCGAGGGCGGCTCTGCGCCGGGTATCTGGACACTTGAGCAGGCAATGGAGTTGCAGAAGCAGAACCTGTGGCCGAAGCCGTTGATACCAAGAGCGCTTTATAGTTGGGGACAAAACGCCGCGGGTCAGCTTGGTCAAGGTTCTACCACCAACCTTTCCAGCCCTGTACAAGTAGGGTCTGCGACTGATTGGGGCAAATATGCTGCTATCGGTAATGCTCATGCATTAGCCCTAACATACAGAGGCGCACTGTTTGCTACAGGGCAGAATGCTAGTGGTCAACTTGGTTTTGGCTTCACGTTTATGGATTTCTCAACTTTTTCACAAGTTGGAGCATTGACAAACTGGCTTGATGTAGTGGCAACAAACGCTTCTTCTTCATTTGCTGTAAAGAAAGATGGAACTCTATGGTCTTGGGGTTTTGGAGGCTCTGGTGTTTTAGGTCACAACAACACTACCAGTTTTTCATCACCCGCGCAGGTTGGTTCTTTGTCTACTTGGTATCAAGTAACCTCGAACAATAGTTTTACACTTGCAATAAAAACAGACGGCACCCTTTGGAGCTGGGGGGAAAACAGCTACGGTCAGCTTGGTCAAAATAATACAACTAACCGCTCTAGCCCTGTTCAAGTTGGTGGATTAACTAATTGGGAGCATGTATCTGCTGGCAGTAATCAATGTGTTGCTATCAAAACGGACGGCACCTTGTGGAGCTGGGGTCGGAACGCTAATGGTGAACTTGGTCAAGGTGATACCACCCACCGTTCCAGCCCTGTACAAGTAGGGGCGCTAACTAATTGGGCTAAGGTTTCGTCCGGCCAAAATTTTTGTCTTGCTATTAAAACAGACGGCACCCTTTGGAGCTGGGGTCAAAATACTTCAGGACAACTTGGTATTAATAGCGCCGCTGGTGAGAATCGCTCTAGTCCTGTACAAGTAGGGGCTTTAACCAATTGGGCACAAATATCGGCTGGTGAAGGTCACGGCTTAGCTATGGACACGAGCAATAAATTGTTCGCGTGGGGATTCAACTCCTCCGGACAGATAGGTCAAAACGATACAGCCAGCCGCTCTAGCCCTGTTCAAGTTGGTGCTTTAACCTCGTGGACAAAGTTGGCAACTAACCAAGGAAACTCATCTTTGGTCATAAAATTGCAATAACAGGAGATACCAAATGCTTTTCGTCAAAATAGTAAACAATGAAGTAACGCAGTGCTGGGACACTCAGCCTCCCGCTGGTGAGTCAGGCTGGAAGTCAGCCATCGAAGTGCGCCCTGCTCTGACACCTAACCGTCAGCAGTACACAGCTCACAGTTTTGACATCACTAAAGACCCCGTAGAGATCGTCTGGGGCGTGGTTGACATTACTGCTGAAGACCGTAAGGGTGGACTGCGCTCACAGGCTGCTGCTGCGTTCCAGCAAGTTGTGCAGGAAGAGATGCGTAAAGAAGTCGATGACTTCCCAGAAACTCAGTACAACGCTGCAACGGTTGACGCTGCTCGCATTGCCTTTGAAACTCGCGTGACTGCAATCAACGCAGCCACTACGCATGACGAGCTTGATGCGCTGTGAGACTGAACTTCTCGTATGACATGATTCCATCGTGCGCCTACATCATTCGGGTGGTGGGCAACGCTGCCTCTGAAGAAAAGGCCAAGCGGTGTGCTATGTCGTGCGAGAGAGCGAATCAGCCCTACGAGTTCTGGGATGCCTATGACGGTACGGGTGAGGGTATTAAAGAACCCAATCATCACAATGTCATCATGGACTGCATCAAGGTTACTGACCACTACCTGACCCGTGGTGAAGTAGCCTGTGCGTTGAGCCACATCAGTCTATGGGCAAAGTGCGTACTTGAAGACAAGCCGCTGGTTATCCTTGAGCATGACGCGCTGATGGCTAAACCCTACACGCAACACGCGGTGTTTAATTCAATCTGCTACTTGGGATCGCACGAGCAGGTGAAGCTTGGCTGGCAGGTATCGGCTACGCCACCTCACGCAACTGAGGGTGAGAATTACCACTTTTTGTGCCGCGCACATGCGTATGCGATTGATCCGGCTGTAGCAAAGAACCTGCTGGCCTATGTGATGAAGATGGGCATCTGTACCTCCCTTGATATGCTGATTCGTGCTGACCTCTTCCCCATCCACCAGATGGGTGTCTACGCCTACAACGTGTATGAAAGCCGAGAAGAAACAACGATCAAGGGCAGGGCGTTAGAGGGCAGGGCAACCAAGCGCAACGATGGGCTGGTGGTATGATACCCAAGAAGGTACACCTTTCTTGGAAGACTAAAGACTTGTTAGACAGTAAAAGCCCGTTGGTTGTACACGGGGTTAAACGGCTGGTGGACTTAAACCCAGACTGGGAAGTGACGATCTACGACGATCAAGAGGTAGACGACTACCTTAAAACCCAGTTAGAGCCGCAGGTGTATGCCCTGATTGCCAGCAAGCACATTGTGCAGAAGACTGACCTGTGGCGCTTAATTAAGCTGTATGAAGAGGGTGGACTGTACATTGATGTCGATAGATTTGTGGACACACCACTAAATGATCTGGTGGACGAGAACACAAAATGGGTCTTGCCAACCTACCGCGACTACGACTTTTCCCACGACTTCATGATGACTGCGCCACACAATCCGGCTTATCGTTTGGCCGCGCAAATGTACATAGAGCGAATGAATCAGGGGCATACAAGCGTTTATTTTCTTGGCCCACAGACATACATGCACGCGGTGACGCAGACCCTGACCGGGGAAATGCTCAACACTGATTTAGGCATTGCAGCCTTTGACAGGCTCAGAGACATCATGAAGAGCTGCGGGTTTATAAAGACGTTTCGAGAAGAGCCACCCTATAATACAATCGTGTATCGAGGCGAGAACTTAGGCTTAGATTGGGAGCAGGAAAAGCGTAAGTTTTATGCAGAGTCAGGGTTAAAGCATTGGTCTGGGGACTGGTAAGATGAAGATTCTGGTGATGGGCTTACCCGGTTCTGGCAAGACAACCTTTGCTCGGTTCCTCGCTGAATACTTTCGGTGTGTGCATTTTAACGCTGACGACATACGCGAGAACGTCAACAAGGACTTGGGGTTCAGCCTTGAGGATCGTATTGAGCAGGCTCGGCGCATGGGGCATCTGTGCAACGTTGCTGGCCGCTGGGGTTCGACTGTGGTTGCCGACCTTGTGTGTCCAACCGAAGAGACACGTGAGGCGTTTGGTGCAGACTTTGTCGTGTGGATGAACACCACCAAGCAGGGCAGGTTTGAGGACACCAACGCGATGTTTGTGCCGCCTGCACACTATGACTACCGAATTGATGACTTTGCGATGCAGATGACGTATCACGCCAAGGAGATTGCGAACCTGTGGACACAAAAAAACGCAGCATCATCAAAACAATAACGTGGCGCATAACGGGCAGCACAGCGACTTTTTTGATATCCTATGCCGTCTCTGGAAGTTTTGCGGCAGCAGGAACGATAGCAACGATTCAACTGATTTCTAATACTATTCTGTACTACATGCACGAAAGAGCGTGGAACCGACTGAGGAGTGAATCGTGGACATAGACGAACTCGCGTTACGCAGGATCATCAGAGAAGAGATGAAGTCGGCTCTGAAGGAAGTCGGTCTACACGATGAAGAGGCCGGTGACGATGTACGCGACTTGCGTAGTCTGATTACTGATTGGCGGGGCATCAAGAAGACGGTGCTGAACACGCTGGCGAAAGCTGGCACGTTGTTCGTCCTTGGCCTGCTGATGCTGGGTGCATGGGGCAAATTTAACGGTGGCGGTAGCGAGTAATGCTTGATCCGGTTTCCGCGTTAGCCATAGCCACATCTGCCTACAAAGTCATTAAACGTGGCATTGAGATGGGCCGTGAGCTGGAGGACATGGGCGGCCAGCTGGGGACTTGGTTCAAAGCCGTCAGCGATGTTAAGAACGCGGAAGAAGAGGCCAAAGACCCGCCGTTATTCAAAAAGCTCATGTTCTCTGGCAGCGTTGAGCAAGAGGCGATGCAAGCACTTGTAGCCCGAAAGAAAATTGAGCAGCAAGAGAAAGAACTGCGCGAACTGATAGTCTACAAATGGGGCGTTGAGGAGTACACGGCAATGATGCGTGATCGCGCCAAGATTAAAGACACGCGGGAAAGAGCGACGCTCAACCAGCGGCGCAAGATGCGTAAGTTCATTGCAAATACACTGACCATTACTGCAATCCTTGGTTTGGTGGGTGCAATAGTGGCTTTTGGTATCGGCATTATTCAGAATCTGGGGTAAATACTATGTTGAGTTTAATATCAAGTTTGATGGGTTTTGCTGCTGGCGGCCTGCCGAAGGTACTGGATTTCGTACAAGATCGTGGCGACAAGAAGCACGAACTGGCTTTGATGGCGGCTAACCGCGAGCGTGAGATTGCTCTGGCGAAGGAAGGCTTTATTGCCCAAGCCCGTGTCGAGGAGATTAAGACCGATCAGATTGCAATGCAGACACAGGCGCAGGAAAAGCTCGCTATGTGGAAGCACGACATGAAGATTGGTGAGGGTGCCAGCACGTGGGTGATTAACCTGAGAGCCTCTGTGCGACCCGTCGTCACGTACTTGTTTGTAGGTCTCTTGATCGTAGTGGACGTTGCCGGCATCTGGTATGCGTACAGCACTGGTGTCGCGTTTTCTGTAGCGATGGAAATGGTTTTCTCTGATGACGAGATGGCAATCCTTGCTGCAATAATCAGTTTTTGGTTCGGGTCGCAGGCTTTCAGTAAGAAATGAGTACATCCGAGGCGGGTATTCAGTTGATCAAATCCTTTGAGGGCTGCCACAACAGCCCTTATAAGTGCCCCGCGACGTTGTGGACGATTGCCTACGGCCATGTGCTGTACCCTGATCAAGCGCGGTTAAAGAACGACGAGAGAGCCAACTACCCGCTCAAAACTGAGCACAATAGGACGTTTTCCGGTGATGAGATTGATACGTTGCTTGAGAAAGATTTACAACGCTTTGAGGCAGGGGTACTACGATTATGTCCTGCTGCTGCTGATAATCAGTGCCATCTTGACGCGCTGGTCAGCTTTGCGTTCAATGTGGGGTTAGGGAACTTGCAGTCATCTACCCTAAGAATGAAGTACAATCGTGGCGACTACGATGGCGCAGCAGATGAGTTCCTCAAATGGAACAAAGCTGGCGGCAAGGTCTTGAACGGACTGGTCAGGCGTAGAGAGGCCGAGAGAGCTTTATTCTTATCCGGAGGCTAGATGTATCTTATAAGCAACATCCCGTACTTTAAGTGTTGGGTACGCAAAGAGTTCACTAACGGTCATCAAAACTACCACGGCGAGTACGTCCATGCGCTGGCGGTTGCGGTTACTACGATGCCTGATCGGTGCTTGTCGTTTCAACTGATCTTTACTGGGTGTGAAGCCGACGACGGCAGTCAACCCAACGTACACGGCGGGGCAATGTGGGCACGTATGCCCATCACAGCTTTGGTTGGTGACATACCGCTCGAAGAGTGGCCGGAGAGGATGGAAACGCACTTTGTGCAGCCGTGGGATTGCAGCTCTTATCACCACAGTATTATCTCCATCGACCGAGCCAAACCGTCCCAGTGGATGTGCAAGATCAACAATCAGTTCTTCAAGGGTCGCTATTTGTTTACGGTTGACTACGCTGAGAGCGAGGTGTCCGAAGACCCTGCACAGCACAAGCAGACCCATGTGCTGATCTTAACTGATGCTGGTAAATGGACTGGTAACATCGTAGCATTGCCTAACAACAGAGTCCGTGTCACTAGCCCAGCTTACTGGGTAACGGGTGAAGGCGCACCGGACTTTAAACCGAGTCAGTGGATACACTGCGCAGAGCAAGATGATTCGTATCTGGACCCTAATGTAACTTTTAATAATCTGTATGCGGAGAAAGAAAATGATGAAAGCTAAAGGTATGGCGGCAGGCGGCATGAGTGCCAAGGGCATGAAAGCAGGCGGCGCAATGAAGATGGTTGAAAAGGACGGCAAGAAAGTCCCAGCATTTGCAGCAGATGGCAAGGGCAAGATGGCCGAAGGCGGCATGATGAAGAAGGGCTACGCAGCTGGTGGCATGGCTACCAAAGGAGGCGCTGCAGGTGGTGCAGCTAAAAAGCTTGGTGGCAAAGTGCGTGGCGCTGGTGTGGCTATCAAGGGCACACGTCCTGCAAAAATGATGTAATTAGGGCTGTGTAATGGCGTACTTTAGACTGACCCTTGCTCCCGGCATCGATAAGCAAAACACCGAATACGGTGCCGAGGGCGGCTGGACGAACTGCGATAACGTGCGGTTTCGCTATGGCCTGCCCGAGAAAATAGGGGGTTGGAACTACTTTACGGGGGAGCCCGTCTATCTTGTCGGTAGCGGGAGTGACCTTTTCTCGTGGAACTCCTTGATCGGCGTCCCATTCTTGGCCCTCGGTACTTCTAAAAAGGTCTACGTCAGCTCGGGCGGTGCGTGGTACGACATCACCCCGCTGCGCAGCACAACCGGGGCAGGCGATGTCACGTTTGCTGCGGCCACTGGATCGACAACGCTCACGGTTACCGACACTAACCACGGCGCTGACGAAGGCGATTTTGTTACCTTCTCGGGCGCGGTAAGCTTGGGCGGCGTCATCACAGCGGCTATTCTTAATTCAGAATACCAGATCACTACGGTCATCAACTCCTCAACGTACACCATCACCGCGCCCGTGGCGGCCAACTCCAGTGACAGCGGGGACGGCGGCGCGTCAGTGGTGGGCGCATATCAAATCAGCACAGGCTCTGATGTGAGCTTTTTTGACTTCGGGTTTGGCACCGGATCGTGGGGCGTTGGAACGTGGGGCACTCCTCGAACTACAAGCGAAGTGACGACATTGTCATCACGCGTGTGGAAGTTCGACAACTTCGGCGAAACGCTTGTTGCGCAGCTTGTGAACCGGCAGGTGTTTAAGTGGAACCCGACAACCGACGGCGTTGGGGTCAGAGCCTCTATTGTTTCGGGTGCGCCTACCGCAAACGCCTACATGCTGATATCCAGCCCGGACAGGCACATGGTCGTCTTCGGCACCGAGACCACCATCGGCACTCCCGGCACACAAGATCCGATGTTCGTGCGGTTCTCGAATCAGGAGGACATTAACACCTTTGCGGAGTCGGCCACCAACACGGCGGGCGGTCAGCGGCTGTCAGACGGCAGTGCAATCGTCTCTGCAGTGCGCTCGCGCGGGCAGATACTGATCTTTACCGACACCTCTTTGCATGGCATGCAGTACATCGGACCACCCTACACCTTTGGGTTCCAGCAGCTGGCGGCCAACTGCGGATGTATCGGCCCACACGCAGCGGTGGACGTTAACGGTCTGGCGTTCTGGATGGGCAAAGAAGCGTTTTACGTGTTCGACGGTACAGTCAAAAAGCTTCCCTGCAGTGTGCAGGACTACGTGTTTAACGACATAAACCTCGTGCAGGACACCAAGGTCTTCGCTGCGCTGAACACGGACTTTAACGAAGTCACCTTCTTCTACTGCAGCTTCACCAGTGACTTTATCGACCGCGCAGTGACACTGAATTACCTTGAGAACGTGTGGTCCATCGGCACTCTGGCCCGCACGGCGTGGCAGGATGTGGGCAGCTTTGAGAAGCCTGTGGGTGCGGAGTTCCTGCCCAACAGCACTGAGCCCACGCTGAACACCATTTATGGCCTGTCCCCGGGCCGCTCAGTGGTGTACAACCACGAAGACGGCGTTAACGCTGCCGGCCAACCGCTGCCCGCGTTCCTCGAATCTGGGTATTTTGACATCGGTGATGGCGACAACATGCTCTTGATGAGCCGGTTCATTCCTGACTTTAAGAACCAGCTGGGCAACATCACTGTGAACTTGTTCCTGCGGCCTTATCCTCAAGCCACAGCCAGCCCAAGCTCGCTGGACCCGTATGTGATCACGCCTACGACACAGAAGGTGGACACCCGTGCCCGTGGTCGGCAGATCGCGCTTCGCATGACCAGCACGGCAATCAATACGTCGTGGCGGTTCGGCACGATGCGTGTTGACATCCAGCCGGACGGCTTGCGATGAGTAAGATTCAGAACGTCCGCCTGCCCAACGCGGTCAGCGGCGACTACAGCCCGGAGCAGTTTAACCAGCTAGTGCGCTCGTTGGAGCAGGTTATTTTCCAGCTTAACTCAAGCTACACGCCCATCGTCAGCCAAGACACTGCTGGTGCGGCAACGTGGATGAGCGCGGGCAGCGGAGCTGGAGGCGGGTTTGCCGGTGGAATACGCGGGTTCCAGATATCCAACGGCATGATGCAGCCTCACGCGATGTTGCTGTCCGACGCTGATCAGACAAGCGCCGGCATTACCAGCGAAAACTTGGTCACTTTCAACATTGTTGCGCTCACCAACGGCATTCGCGTGGTGGACAACACCAAGATCTTTGTGCCCTGCAGCGGTCAGTATCTGGTGACCTTTACCCTGCAGATGACCAATCAAAGTAACACAGCAGCGGAGTTTGAGATCTGGGCCAAGGACACTGGGGTCAACTACCCGCTCAGTAATACCAGATTTGATATACCGGCGCGGAAAACAGCACTAATTTGGTCGCATGTAGTGCCTGCCGTGACTGGGATTTTCACGGTCACCGACCCTGCGGTTAACTACTTAGAGATCGCGTGGTGGTCTGACAACGCAGACGTGTATATTGAGCATTACGCTGCCGGCACAAGCCCCACACGGCCAGCGATACCGTCTGTGATCCTCACCATCAACTTTGTGTCAGCCGGGTAATCAGCATGGCGAATAAATACTTTAGAAAACCGCTTATACCGGATGCGACGACAGAGACGACCATCTACACGGTGCCGGCGGCGAACTCGGCAGTGCTGTCGTCGCTGCGCGTGACCAACACCAACGCCTCTGTTGCTGCTATTTCGGTCAATCTTTTTCCGCTTGGTATTGCCACTGCGCACTCGTTGCTCAAAACCTACCAGCTGCCCACAAGCCAGACGATGGATGTGTTCAGCGGAGTGCCTTGCATTCTTGAGGCGACAGACGTACTCAAGGTAACCGCCAGCGTAGCAAATGTGACGTTTGTGCTGTCCTATTTAGAGACGGATCGGTCTTAACAGTAGACAACGAAGGCATCTTCGTTGATAATTTTAGGTATTTTCGCGACCCTCCCCGGCGCGCAGCCCCGTGTGGCTTTTAACTTCTAAAGGAAAAAGACATGGTTACTATGCCGGGAATGGGCGCCCCCCAAATGGCTCCCACTGAACCTTCCGTTGACCAGCTTGCTGCATTTGAACAGATGCGCGAGCAGGTTTCACCTACGGAAATCAATCGTGAAATGCTGATGACTGCCGAGCAGGCAGATCCTGTCGCAGTGGCCGAGTTCCGTAAAGAGCTGGCAGAGCTTGAGGTGGCCCCCGAGGTCATCGACATGCTCAACACGATGGTGGATGAGGTGCTCGCCAATCCCAATGAGTATCCTGCCATTCGGCAGAAATACCTTGATATGGGCGTGGACGAGGAGATCCTACCGGAGGCTTTTGATGCGGGGCTTTTTGCCGCACTGAACATCGCATTGGACGAGCTGCGTGGACCGGAAAGCATGCTGCCGCCACAGGGCTTTGCTAAGGGCGGTATCGCCAGCTTAAATCCGATGGCGCGTGAGATGGCAGAGGCTGGACGCTACGGCGACACCATGCTGGCTCATATCAGCCCGGTTGAAGCCCAGATTCTGCGCCGTTACGGCGGCAGTGGCACAATCAACCCAATGACTGGAATGCCCGAGTTCTTCCTGAAGAAAATGTTCAAGAAGCTTGGTAAGGCCGTCAAGAAGTTTGCCAACACCACCATAGGCAAGATTGTAATTGGCACCGCGCTGTTCATGGTTGCCGGCCCTGCCGCTGCTGCAATGCTGGGTGCCTCTGCCGGCGGCGCGGCTGCTGCTGGTATTAGTGGCTTTGTCAGTGGCGCTGGAACATCCCTGCTCGCGGGGGGCAACCTGAAGGATTCGCTGAAGGCTGGTGCTATCGGCGGCATCACTGCGGGTGTCTCAAAGGGTGTCATGAATCGCATGGGCACACCTGCAGCGGCAGCAGCTCCTGAGATTGCCCAGCAGCCTTTGCGACCCTTGGATCTCTCTGTCCCAAGGGGAGACGCTTTGCCGTTGCAGTCAATAAGCCCCACGCAGGCTGCTGTGAACATTCCACCCGGCGGGATTGGTAGCTTGCCCGTTGCAACCGGCCCAACAGCAGACAGTTTTACCCCAAGGCTCACTCTACAGGATACTTTGGCACAGGCTTCGCGAGTTACGGCGCCAATACAGCCTTCTGCCAGCAGTGGAATGGGTTTCCCTCGGACGACTGCTGCTCCGGGAACACTATCCTCGGGCACGACAGTTGACTTAGGGGCTCTTGATAGAGCATCCCCCACCCTGAAAACCCCCGGGTTTACTCCGAGGGCTGAGGTAGCCGCAACGGGAGGGTCTGCGCCACGAAACCTTCTTCAACAAGGTATCGACAAGCTGTCGCCCGGTAGGTTTGACGCTGCTGCACAAAAAGCTGGGGAAAAAGCCTTTAAAGACACTTTTGCGCAATATGGTGGAGACCGTCTTGTTCAGGGGACTGATGCATTTGCTACGGCAATCACTAAGGCTAACGAGGCAAAAGCTGCGGCCATTGCATCAAACACTCCCGGCGTATTTCGCCAATATGCCCCACTCGCCGCTACCGGCCTCGGTATCATGGCGCTCGCTGGCGGCTTTGATGAAGAGGAGATTGCTCCGCCCGAGGGCTTTGAGGACATGGGCGGAATCGGTGCCGGAGAGAGGCTGTTGGCAGAAAACCCACAGAAGTACGGTGCGAACTACGGTGGCGTGTTTACAACGGCCATGAGCCCACAGTACAACCCCTACACCTTCGTTCCGCCGCCCGTGCGTACCGCTGCCAAGGGCGGCAGCATGGACAAGGAGTTTCCACGTAAGACGGGTCCGATCAACGGCCCGGGTACTGGCACATCAGATGACATCCCCGCGATGCTCTCGGACGGCGAATTTGTGTTTACTGCCAAGGCCGTGCGCGGCATGGGCAACGGCTCTCGACGAGCAGGAGCGAAAAAAATGTATGCTCTCATGAGAAAGTTGGAGGGTCGCAAAAATGGCTAGTACTTACGAAACTTTATATCAGCGCGAAGCGCCGAATATTGAAGCCCGCAAAATTGGGTTAATGGATGCAGCCAAAGGGCTGTATGAAAGCCCCCTGTCGCTGCCTGCTATCGAGGCAGCGGGTCTGTCCATCGGTGAGCAGCAAGCGATGGATCTGGCCCGTCAAGGTATTGGATCTTTTGAGCCGTTTATCCAAGGCGGATCGCAGGCCATCACGCAGGGTATGGATCTCACCCAGCGCGGTGCTGTGGCAGCGGGCGGCGTTCAAACCGCACCTCAGTTTCAAGAGGCGCAGAACGTACTTGGCCGCGCCATGCCGGTGCTCGGTCAGGGCATTGGCGGCATTCTAGGCTCTGCTCGAACGTATGACCCAAATGCTGCCGTCAATTACATGAATCCCTACCAGCAGGAAGTAACGCAGCAGGCTTTGGGCGAAATGCGCCGGCAGGCAGACATTGCTCGTCAGGGTCAGGCAGCCCAAGCCGTGGGCGCAGGAGCGTTCGGCGGCACCCGTGAGGGTGTTCAGCGCGCCGAATTTGAGCGCAACGTGCAAGATCAGATGCAGCAGCGCATCATGCAGGACTACGCCCAGAACTACATGCAGGCACAGCAGGCTGCGATGCAGGGCTTTGAAAGCCAGCAGGGGCGTCAGTTGGCAGGATCTCAGGCGCTGGGTCAGGCTGCGATGCAGTACGGTCAGCTTGGTCAGGGCATTGGAGCACTTACCGCGCAGCAGGCCGGCATTGACCTGTCCAAGGCGCAGGCACTGGGCGGTCTTGGCACCCAGATGGGCGCACTGGGCACACAGATGGGCGCGATGGGCGAGGCTACTCAGCAGCTGGGCGCAGCCGATGTGGGACTGCTCGGCAGCGTAGGTCTGCTCGAGCGCCAGAACGCGCAGGCACAGATCGACGCGATGCGTCAGACGCAGATGCAGGAGGTCATGGATCCGTATCAGCGGCTCGGCTTCCTGAGCGACATCTACCGTGGCGCACCGTCAACGCAGATGACAATGACGTCGCAGACTGCCCCCTCAGCGAGCCCCCTGCAGACAGCGGCTGGCCTTGGCATAGGCGCACTATCGAGCGTTGGCGCGGCACAAAAAGCAGGACTCCTCTAAGGTGAATATGATGGCAAAACAGAAAATGCAGATGGTCGATGACGACGAGATCGAAAACGTCGGCATCATGTCCGGATTTATGGATGACATCGAAGACCTGATGGAAGAGATCGAGAACGAGAGTCAAGTGGAGGAGGGTGATGATGCCGACATGGCGCGAATCCTTGACCGGCGCCCAAACTCACCCGAGATCCTGATGAACAACCTGCGAGGCGACTACCGCTCCATCGATGCACGGCGAGAAGAGCTGGCGGACAGGGTTGGCTACAACGCCGCCCAGCAGACCCCGGACGAAGTGCTGGCGATGCTGCAGCCTGTTTTTGCACAGCAGGGCATTGCCGCGTTGCCAATGGGCAGCGCAGATGTGGGCGCTCTGCCGATGGACGCCATGACGGGTATGCCTCCACCGGGCGGTATGCCACCACCGGCTGGTATGCCAATGGATCCAGCAATGATGGGAATGCCACCAGAGATGATGGGCATGGCACCCGAGGGCATTGCTTCGTTGCCGATGGACCAAGGCGCAATGCCCCCGATGCAGATGGCGCGCGGTGGGATTGTGCAGTATTTCGCGGAAGGTAGCACTCCGGCGGGCGTTACCAAAGCAACTCCGTCGGCGATAGACGACCTTTTGGCGGGCGAGCGACAGGAGGTTATTGATCCTATGGTTCGTACCAGAGAGCTAACGCCTGAGTATCAAGAACTTCTGGGCATATCAGACAGGGGCGCTACTCAGGCTCAGATGCTGTTCGACATCGCACAAGCGGCGCTTGGCTACGCATCCAACGTAGGCCCTGATGGGCAGCCTTTGCGCGGTTCAGGCGCCGCTCGTCTTGCTGGCGCCACACGGGCATTACCCGGCCAGATCGGTGCCCGAGCTGCAACGATGCAGGATGACCAGACCCGAGCTCGTCTGGCAGCACTGCAGCAGGCGCAGGATGAGCAGGCTGCTGCACAGGCAGCTAACACGGCGCTGTCCTCCAATAAGCTGGCGGTGCTGCTGGCTAGAGAGGAGCAGGCAAATGAGCTTGCGAACCGGGCTCGTTACAGGATGGCTACGCCGGAGGAGCTGGCTAGACTTGGCAACCCTACCGGCCTTGTGCAATTTGATGAAACTGCTCAAAAGTTTGAGATTTCTCGCGATCCGGTGACAAATATCAATACGGGCGGCGGAAAGTTGAGCGACGTCTTGAGCACTAATGCGGCAAATCAGCTTAATGAGTCATACACGCAGGCCAATGCCGCTCTGGGTACGCTGAACACGGTGAATAGCGTCCGTCCTCTGCTGGAGCAAGAGTTGTTTAATGGTCCGCTGAGCGGGTCGGCGATGTTCGTATCCAGACTCGGTCAGTCCCTCGGTGTTGGTGGGGAAAGCAGTCAGGAGATGTTGCAAAACACGGTTTTGGCTATGCAAGGTCTTGCAGAATTTGAGCTTCTTGCTGCACAAGCGATGAAAGGGCAGGGCACCATTACTGAAAATGAGCGTGCGTTGATACGCAGAGCTTCAGCTGGCGATCTTGCCACGATGACACAGGGAGAAGTTACAGAGCTGATGGGCGCGCTAGAGAAGACGGCAAATTACCGCATCAATTCTCATGAGAATCGATTGGCTCAATATGCTAATGTGCTGAAGGATGACCCTGCCTCTACGCAGCTGCTAGGGCTGTATCAGCTTGGCAATGCGCCAACCATGCCAGCGCCGACCGTATTGCGCTTTGACGAGCAAGGGAACCGAATCCAATGATAGAAATTCAATTGCCTGATGGAACAGTTCTCCAATTTCCTACCGGGACATCTCAAAGTGTCATTGACGGCGTGGTTAGCAGTATAACAACTTCGCGTCAGCAGCCTTCTGAGCAACAGGCGGCCCAGCCCGCAGCAACGGGGCTGCAGGTCATTTCCACCACGCCGGATGGCGGGCGTATTTATCAAATGCCAGATGGCTCGCGCGCCTTTGCGTCTGCCGGCTACTCCACAACAGATCCTGCTGAAATAGATAGGCTCATGGAAGGCGCTACGCCTGAACAGCTGGTTAGAAGCAGCATCAGCGAGCAAATAATCAGGGAGCGCCCTATCGCCTCGCGTGTAGCTACAGCAGCGCAGGGAATCCCGTTTGTTGGGTCATATACTGATGAGCTGGCTGCTGCAATAAGTCCAGAAGCTGTAGATCGTACTCGTAGGGCTGTTGAGGCCGTGCGCGAAGAAAGACCGGGGCAGGCGCTTGGGCTTGAGGTCGCAGGCGCAGTAGCTTCTATACCCGCGATCCTCGCTGCCACCCCTGCATCGGTGCCGACCTTTGTTGCCGCCGCGCCTGCGCTTGGCGGACAGACCTTGCGCGCCGGATTGGTTGGAGGTTTGGCGGGCGTCACTGAGGGGCTTATTGGCGGGTTTGGTAGAGGCGAAGAGGGCAGTCGAACAGAATCGGCTATTGAGGGTGGCACATATGGGCTGCTAGGTGCTCCAATCAGCATGGCGATTCCACTTGCTGGGGCTGGTATTAAATACGCATGGCAAAACTTTAAAGGTCGGGCAGTGCCAGAAATAGCCCGCATGTTGGGTATCTCAAATGACGCCGCAAAAGTTGTGCGCACGGCTCTGAAGAACGATGATCTTGAAGCAGCTTCGCGGGCTTTAGAGCGCGCCGGGTCCACATCCATGCTGGCGGATGCTGGACCAGCCACACAACAACTTTTGGATGTGAGCATAACAGCTGGGGGCACTGCGCCTAGAATCGCTAGAGAAGCAGTAGATGCTCGCGCAGTAGAGTCTGGGACTCGCATGAATCAAGTGCTTGACGATACGCTGGGATCGCCAGAGGGCACTGATGCGCTGCGCAGGAACATCCGTGAAGAAACTTCTTTGTCGCGAGATCTTACCTATAAGGATGCCTATAGTCAGCCTATTAACTACGCTGGTCGCAGAGGTAGACACCTTGAAAACCTTATGAGGCGTGTACCTAAGTCTGCTATAGATCAAGCGAATAATTTGATGCGCATCGAGGGTGTTCAAAGCCAACAGATTCTTGCAGACATAGCTGCTGATGGGTCAATTACATTTAGTCGCCTGCCAGACGTTCGTCAACTTGATTACATTACCCGAGGATTGAAGGATGTTGCCGACGCACAAAATGCCGCTGGAGAACTCGGTGGCACAACGCAGCTTGGTCGCGCAACTCAAAACCTAACTCGCGATATCAGACAGACGTTGCGCAATGAAGTTCCAGCATATGGCGTTGCATTAGACACTGCTGCTGATGCCATTAGCCGCTCAAACGCTGTTGTCCTTGGTGCATCTATATTTAACCCGTCAACCACTCGGGAAATGGTCAGAGATGGACTTAAGGGTGCAAGCAAAGCCGAGAGGGACGCGGCAAAAGCTGGTTTACGCTCAGCCATTGATGAAAGGTTGGCAAATGTTAACGCTGTGGCGTCAGACTCAAACATTGAAATTAGAGAATTTCAAAAAATGGCAAACGAGCTTCGCAGTCGTGCGATGCGCGAAAACATGGAGGTTTTGCTTGGAAAATCCGCTGCCGACAATCTTTACAAGCAGCTTGATGAGCAGGTTGTTGCGTTAGAGCTACGAGCTGCTGTTGCCAGAAACTCCGCTACTGCGCGCAGGCAGGCTATTGAGGGGCAAGTTGACGATATACTTGCACCGGGTATTCTAGAAACATTTGTTACTCAGGGGACTGAAGCTGGGCCAATCAACGCCATTAAACGGCTTACCGCTGTCATGACCGGAACTACTGCAGAGGCTAGGGCCCTTCGCCGAATGGGAATCTACGATGAGATTGCTAGGGTGCTGGTGACAACTCGCGGACCGCAGGCTGGCTTGGCGATAAAACTTGTTGAAAGGGCGATGGCTGGTGAAGCTCTTAATGATGCACAAGCAAAAATAATCGCTCGCGCAATAACCACCCCCGCTGCAATGGCGACATACGCCGCTACTGCGCGACCAGAACCCGAAGCAGGGGAGCCGAGAACTTATTCCACACCAACTCCCACACCAGCTCCTGTTTTAAATAGGGTTGATTCGCCAAGTGTGCCAGCTCCCACACCAGCCCCCACGCCAGCTCCCGTGCCACCACCACAGGCTCGGGTACCCCCCACAACTTCGCCCACCAGAGGCGTACCGGCGCTGGACATGCCGGCTGCTCCGGCTGGCGGACAGGCACCACCACCTCCCCAGCTTGCTGCAGCTGAGATGTATCGGCAGCTGTTTCCGTTCGGTTGATCAAACCGTCTCAAGCAGCTTGAGTTCATCACTCAGTTTCTTGACGACGGCGTAGGACACGCTTTTATCATCGCCAGCCGCCAACTTGCGCACCGTGCCATAACTGAGCCCGGTGGCCTTGGCTATTTCCGGCAGCCGCCTGTGCTGCAACTTCTCGCGAACCTCTTCCAGTGTGTACATCGCATATCTCCTGTGTGTGTTTGACCGTGTGCAATCTTATACACGACAGCAACACCTGTCAAACTGACTGTTGTTAAATATATTTACGATTGCGTATAAATATTGTTGTGTTCGTGTATATGATCGATTATATTACTCACATCGGCGGCATGGTGCGGCCAAGTGGAGAAGAAGATGAACAAAGCTAACATTCAGATTCGCGGTAACTGTCAGTGCTGCGGTAACGACCAAGCTGTTGTGCGCGGTTATGCAAGTAAGCACGGCTACACCGTGAACAACGGCTGGTTCAATGGCGTCTGCTCTGGTCAACACTACGAGCCAGTCCAAGTAAGCCGAGTGCAGGCTGACCGGATTGTCGAGTCGGTTCGTGAATCGGTTGCAGCATTGAGGGTTGAACTCGAGGCTGTAGCGTCTGGCAAGGTAACGCCAAAGACAATCGTCAAGGGATACGGCAAAAATCGCACTGAGATTAAGTTTGCCGATGCAGCCTTGTACGAGCAAGAAGGTGCGGTAGAAGATCTAAAGCGTGCCATTGCCCACCGCATCAATGCTGGTGAGGACTTTGCCAAGCACTTGGAAGCGGTAGCTAACAAGTACCACGGCAAGCCCCTGACTGAAATCAAGCTGGACGAGGTGGGCATAGTTGTTGGCTCAAGCGTCAAAGTTCAAGGCTCTGTAGTAACAGTAACTAAAATTGAATATCGGGTGGCGCGAGGCGTTGGCCCAAGCATCAACGGACAGCACATCTTGCATGTGTGCTTTGAGCGCAACGGAAAAGAATTTGCATACCCAAAGCGTTTTGCGAAATTAGTCTAACCAACCATCAGCAGCCCCCTACGGGGGGCAGAGGAGCAGCACCATGATCAAGACATCAAAGAAGGCAGCACAGAAGCTTGGCGCGGATCTGGCGACAGAGCTGCACGCTCAGACCACCATAGCAGCGCGTGGCGGCGTGCTGGCAGCGCGGTTCGTAATACTGTCCCAGCTAGACTACGAGGCCCAGACGGAGTTCTACGCTGGGTTCGACGCACAGCTGGATCTGCTGGAGCCGCTGGCGGCACCGCGTGTAAGCTACGGGTTCAGGATATAATATATTCTCGATTGCATACAAAAAGTGTTGCAATCGAGTATGTACTGAACTATTCTACTCATATCGGCAGCGATTGGCGCAGCTAGAGGAGATAAAAATGGCAAAGTTTCAAGTAGGAGCAGTGAGCGATTTGTTTGATGCCGGTCGTACCAACGATGGTGAGGTTTTTGCGGCAGAAGTTTATTACGTAGTAGTCGAAAATGGTGCAGGTCGTCGTTGGGCCTCTTATGATCGTTTTTACGGCGCTCGTCGTGTGGTTGATGATGAGGGTTGGGTTGGGTTCGACGATCTTCGTGAAGAGGCATCAGCTGCTGCCGAAGCACTGGCAGCCGCTACAAATCAGGTTCTGGTGTCAGGCGGCAAATTGTCTCTTGAAGATTGGTATCAGATTGATCCTGCTTACGGCTCTCGCGCTTATCAAGCAGATGGGATCGAAGAGATCCGCGCTTACGAAGATCGTCAGGCAGCTTAATAACCAACCTCGGCCAAGGACGGCCACCGCTCAAAGGAGCACTGATCATGGCAAATTTCGCAGCAGTCAACAAAGCACTCAAGGCCGCCTACCCAGCACTTGATGTAGAAGCAGTTCGCGGCGCAGGGTACGTCTACTTCGGCGGCGATGACGGGTTCGACAAGATCGACTCGATCTTCGTCCACCCAACCAGCACCAGCACGGCAGACCTGACGCGCATCGTGATCGAAGCGGTCTCAGACCTAATCTAACCAACCGGCCAAGGACGGCTATAACTAAGGAAATCAAAATGCAAATCAAATACAACACCGCTGTTTTTACTCCTGCTGGCTGGCGCTCCGAAGTGGTCACAGCGCAAGCCGAAGCGATCAGCCCCAAACGACTGCGGGTTGTTGAAGTCATAGACATTGGCGGCAACGGATCAACTGGGTACGCATCCCGTACCGGCGCAAAGCGTCAGGCGTACAGCGTAGTGGGTGTGGCAAAGCGCGAGATAGGTGCGATAAAGCTGCTCGGCAAAGTGGAAGTGTTAGCGGTTTAATAAATCACCCGGCCAAGGAAGGCTACCGCTCAAAGGAGCACGAACATGATCAAGCGCATCAACCAAGCCATCGCCAAGATTGACCCGCACTGTGAGCTGGTCAAGGGTGATGGCTACCACTACTTCTAGTACGACGATCAGGATGCTGGGATCTACGAGACTGAGTCAGTCATGGTGATGTACACCAGCCACCATTCCAAGGATCGGTGGCTAAGTGAGGCGGCTGACTTCATTAATATATGCATACGCAAATAAAAAGTATTGCAATCGTATACATAGTGCCTTATTATTCTTACATCGGCAGCACAAAGCGGCCATCAACTGAGGACAAAACATGCCTTATACTACCAAGACTTCCAGATCATCGCCGGTGACAAGCCCAAAGGCTTTGAGTCGCATTGAGTCTGCCGATGGCTCGCGCTGGGCATACAGCCGCGCACGGAAGGTCTGCTCGGCTAACGGCACTTATGTGATCGTTCAATCGTGGGTCTGCAAAGCTCGCGTTAATGGCAAGGCGGTCACAGTTAACGCTGACGCATATGAGTCAGCAGCCATCGAATTTGTCAACCAAGGAGCAACATCATGAACGCGATTGACCAGTGGGAAGCCGAAGAAGCCGCAGCGCAGCTGGCGGCTTTAAAAAAGGAGGACGCAGCGTTTGCCGCGCTGCCCGCTGAAGAGCGAACACGAATCAGCCAAGCGAAGTTCGACCGCTTGGAAGCGGTTGCGGTTGCGGCAGAAGCGACCGATGAGGATGAGGATGAGGATGAGGATGAGGACGAGGACGAGGAATGACCAAGGCCATAATATTCGCGATTGAGTGCTAAAGTAGTTGCAATCGTATACATAATGCCTCATTATTCTCACATCGGCTGCGGTTGTCGCGGCCTTCGGGGGTAACATGAACACAGTCATCCACAAGAGCTTCCAGTTTGGCACAGCTCCTTTTCGTTTTGTTGCTATCTGGTCAGCGCCATCTAAGGCTCTGGCTGAAGCCAACCCAGAGGCGTACAACGCGCAGCTGCGCAACAAGCCAGAGTGCTGCCACTTCAGCTGCGACCATTGCGGCACCAGCATCAACAACCACTGCATCATCGTTGATGCAACCGGCAAGCGTTTCACTGTCGGCACTGACTGCGTTGAGAAGACCAACCACACTGAAGTGGTCAGCAAAGTAAAGCTGGCGCTCAAGCAGAAAGCCAAAGCAGTACGTGAAGCCAAGCGTCAGGCAGAACAGCAGGCTCGTCTGGCTGCATACGATGCAGAGCTGCAAGCGCAGCGTGATGCCAACGGTGGCTTGACTGACTCTGAGGTCGCCCACAAGAAGGCATACGCAGCACGTAAGGAGCAGTTGGCGCGTACCAATGCCATCGTTGCCCCGGTAGTCAGTGTTCTGGATGCCGCTGGTGGCGACTTCTGCTTCAGTATCGCGCAGAACTACCGCAACGGCTTGTTACCACAAGGCCGCGCCAAGGACATCGTGATTGAGATCGTTGCCAAGCAATCTGGTCGCAAGGGTTCAGCAGCTTATGACGCTGCTCTGGCTGGCGCTCAAGAGCTGGTGGAATCAATCGAGACGGCAATTAAACAGAACTATTAAAAATCACGGCTAAGGATGGCCGCATGGCTGCGTCACTGATTGAGCAGGGACTTATTGCTGGATGATCGCCATCTATTGATGGCACTTAGTCCCATCCTTGACAAGGCCCCCGGCCCCGTGACTGCGCACCCATTACTTGGTTAATGGTGGGCCGAGGGTTTCGTGCTCAGTTTACCCCCAAGTTAAATTGCGTTTTCTTCGTCTTCCTCTTTAGGTTGAACTTCAAAGAATATAACCTCCACACTTCCATCCGGGAAGTGAACGATCTCGGTCGCCGCCCAGTCTGTCTTTTTTGCTTTTGTTATGTTGGGTAATAAACCCCGGTGCAATCGGTGCTTCATCCTCCGCATTGCTTTTATTTCGATCTGCCTAACGCGCTCTTGACTAACTCCTAGTATCTTCCCCACTTTACTTAGCGAGTGTACTTCGGGGTTGTCAGGATCAAAACCAAACCGGAGGCGCAATACTTTCTGTTCTCGGGGGGTCAACTGATCTAATGCTGCATACAAAAACTCTATTTTTTCCGCTTTTTCCGCTACATCATCCGCTAACAATAGGGTTTCCAGCGGGTCAACGGAGCCTTCCAAGAGATGCGTCGGCATTAACTCGTCGCGATTGGCCTCAATGAACACCTTGTTCAAGGGCAGCGATTCCTCTAAATGCTGCGGGGGAAAGATATCTTCGGGGTTGCAGGTAAAAAATTCGCACAGTTCTTTAGCGGCGGCATAGACGTCGCCTTTTTTTGTATACGCGGCTTTCTTCAGATTTAACATGCCCCCGATACGGGCGTGGCTTATACCCGTTGCCCTGCTTAAATCTGCAGCAGTTTCTAGCCCGTGCTGCTGCATCATGGTCAGCAGGTAGTTGTTCTGTACTTTAAGGGTGAGGCGGTAGTCTTTCATGTCTTCCCCTCATTAAGCTTGCGCATGCGGGACTCGTTGATCCAGCTGCGCATGGGCACGTCGCTGAACTTTGAGTACCCGGTGGGCACGTCCGTTATCTTGCCGCCCTTTGCCAGATAAGCTTTGATGTCCTGCGCGATCTTCGCGCCGGGGTCCTCTGGCAAGGGCTTGAGCTTGTCGTCCAAGTATGTTCGGTATCGATTCATTGTTCTTCCCTCGCCGGCCTGCTGCACCACGTTAGCTGTTTGATGTGCGGCCAGTAATCGGCGTGGGTGTTTGTGACTTCCACGGGCTGCACACCTATGTAATCAGAATCTTCGATCCTTATGACTTGTCGTTGTGTTTCGCAGTCGAGCGATGAGTCGATGACGGTATCGCCGAAACGCCAGTTGCGCCAGTCGTTCATGTCCTGCGCGGGTTCTGCTTCATCATCCAAAAACGGACTCAACTTGCCAAGCGTATACCCCATGTCTGCTAAGACCTCCCGCAGCTCTGCCTCAAGGTCAGGGATACATTGCGCTGTTTCGTGTGCGCGTTTTAGTGTGTTCAACAAGTCACTCACTCCTCACCTCCCTTGCTCGTTTTTTCTTCCACGCTAATCCAGATTGGCTGGATGAAAAACAGGTAAGAGTATGCGACATAAACACCCGCGACAAACCCTATAAGTTGGTCAATCATGCTCACCTCCTTTGCCTGCTCGCGGCAGCCAATTCGTAAAAATAAAATCAAATATGCCCGGAGACATTGTTAGCACGTGGTCAATGTGAGGGTCAGCGCATTCACATGCTTGAGACTTTGCAAACGTACCCGCCCTTGATGTGTACAAAACAAAGCATTTTTTACATCTATCCGTTGTTGTTGTCACCATCACTCACCTCCCTTGCCTGCTGATATCAGCTCAGACTTTACAATCTCAAGGACGCCCACTGCTAACGCCAGCGGTATAGTGTCGGCGTGTTTATAAATGGCAGAATTTATTTCATCAGCTAGTTCGGCAGCTATATACGCATGTGATTTGCTGGCTATCGGCATAAACTTTATCGGGTCTGTTTTTCCCATCACTCACCTCCCTCAGTTACCCACTCGCCCCTGAGTACACAGACTCGCATAGGCATCATTGTTTTTGTAGCTGCGTTGTATGTAAGTCGGGACTCGTACTCCACGCACGGGTTTTCTTGTTCGTACTCAGCCAATCCATTTATAACCAACGCCAACATCACAACGGCAACACCTCCGTATACCCATGCGCGTAAGTCACCCGACCCGTTTTCTGCAAACCAAATCACGCTTTTACCCGCCGCAATAAACCACAAAATTACAAAAAGTATTCCTCCTATGATTTCGATCATCTCGCCCTCCTGCACTCAATGCGGTGCAGCAAATAAGTTATGTAATGTTGGTTGTGTTTCATCGCCCGTGCCCCTCTGGCTGCTCTACCCTGTCTCTTTCGTACCACATCTTGGCTGGTTCGTAGATAGAGAGAAAGTGCATTACATCGCTGTCAGTTAAGCAGGCAGTGGCTGAATAGAACGCCTGCTGATTCAGGCCGCACCTACGTAGCTGATCGGCAATTTGATGCTCGTCAATCTCTAACCCGCGCTCATCCCTTATAATGCGCTTGCTCATCGCCCATGCCCCTGAGGCTTCGGCTCTTCGCCGTATGATGCTTCCATCGCGTGGCGTACCTCGGCTATCTCCCGCTGCTGCATGATCCAAACAACTGCGACGATGCACAGCACCAGCACAAGGATCGAACCCATAATCTTGTCGTCATTTCTCATGATTGTTCTCCATCTTGAGCAGGGCTTGTAGGAACCTGATTGCGTTTTCTATATCAGCTCTGGGGTTGGCGCTTTGCCCTGCGTACTTCGTTACAGCGACATTTCCTGCACGGTATGAGCACTCTATTTCGCTCATCACTTCCCCCTCGCAGCCACTGCCGCTTCTGCCAATTTGCGATCAAATTTTTCTCTGTTTGCACGGTACCAGTAGCTCACTGTCCCGGCGCTGACGCCGTGATGCCGCGCCAGAGCCTTTGCCCGGATGCCCACGCGCTTGCAGTGGGCGGATGCGCTGTCAGTCATCTGGATGCTCCACGCGCGCGATGCGATCAGGGCGGAACCAGATGGAGGACTTCATGAGTACCGTGTGCAGTCTGTTGCGCTTATCGATCCACCAGAACGAGTCGTCCGGGGCATTGACGAAATCAGGGTTGCTTATCTCCCCTTCATCGTCGTATTGGCATTCGATCCACTTAGTAGTCATTCTGCATCTCCTCCAGCTCCGCGCTCCACAGCTCGGTGGCCTCGACGTCGGCTTCGCGCACCAGCTCATCGCTGCCCTGCCACTTCGCGTAGGGGACTTCTGTGCCGTCCTCGTCGATCATCACGCTAACGATCCGACCGTGTAGGTACGTGAACAGGGTGTCGCCGACAACGACATCGCCCGAATACTCATGCTCCTCCGGATCTTCTTCTGGGAGCATGGCGTCGTAACGCGCTTGCGCCCTAGTGAAGCTCATCTTTATTTTCCCCGGATTCAAGCTCTGCCTGCATCTGCGCCTTAATCGCATCAGTCACCATCTCTGACGGCACACCTATATGCGCAGCTAATGACGCAATTATTCTTGTCATCGCGCTCATAACGACAGCCAATTTCTCCGGCTCCTTCTGGCCGTCGTGGTTGTCCATATACTCGTCCACAGTACGAACTATTTTTAGGATCACCATCCGTATTTGCTTATCGCTGATAGTCATTGCTCTTCTCCTGCAAGCATAAATGCGCCCGGTTGTTGTAGTCAGGCCAGCCCAGTTCGCCGGCAGAGGATGTCCACAGCGCGACCATCTCGCAGTGATGCTTGAGCACTGCTGCGTCTAGGTCTTGATCAGTTGACGGCTGGCAGGCAGCCAACGCAAACAAAATTAGAAGGACTCTCATACCTGCCTCCAAATTCGGATGCCGTCACCTTCACGGCGCGCGATAAACTTTTTGTTGTGGCGGTCGCCACAAGACTTGGCTGCACGGTAGGCTCGGCCATTGAGCGCCTCGCCCGGATAGGCCACAGACTCTCCGACCTCCATGTCGGCAAATGGATACTTGGTTGCCCGCTCCCCGCGAGGGATGGGGATGTCTTTAACGATCTCGGTCATGCTGTACCTCCTTTGACTATTAGAGGAATTATTATATTTATTATATGCACAAAAGAAAACATTTATTTACTTTAATCTGACAGATTTGTGACGCGATCCGAATATATGCCGCCCTCAGCATACGTCTCTGCGATTGCAGCTGCGCGCTCTGGATCTGACAGCGCCAGCACTTTGCAGTACTCTCGCACGACCAGAGCGCCGGCCAGTCGCATGAGCGGCGTCTCGTAGTAGTCCGCCAGCTCGCGCAACATGTAGTAGTGCTCTGGCCGCATAATCACAGCTGTCGCATTACGCTTTACGAAGTTGACCCCGAGCCGAGGACCGGGCTTCCTGCTCAGTGCTCGTTTCTTTCTTGGCTTTTTTACGGGGGCGTCAATATCAGTTGTCGTGGTCATTTCTGCTGCTCCGGATCAGGTTCGTACTCTTCGTCGTACTCTTCGTCGTACTCCTCATCAACAATATCCTCAGCGATCTCTTCCACAATGGGCGTGACATCGATTACCTGCGCGGGGTCGCCGTACATCGCCTTGATCTCCTCCAGCTTCTTTCGCACTTCATCTGCGCTCATGGTGTCGATGGTCCCGTGGCGGATCTCTTTGCGCTCGACGTAGATCGTTCCCAACGCCTGACCACGGCGGTACTCTGCCTGTACTGCCGCACTGTAATTGCCGGCCTCCAGCGCCTTGTCGCGGATGATCTGTAGATCCCTCATGTGCCGCTCTATCGTCGTGCCATACCTCTCAGCAACGTCCTGCCGGTATCGCTGAATGGCAGCGACTATGTGGGGATTGAGTTTTGCACTTGTCAGGTTATAGCCCATAGCCGCCGCAGACCCTTTCGAGTAGCCGGCGGCCAAGGCTGCTTGAGTCAGAGTCACCTGCCCGTCGCCATCGACCAGCTCCTGAATAAACTTCCACTGCTGCGGTGTTACCGGGCGCGTCTGGTCCTCAAGCGGCGCTACTGGTGCTTTGAGGCGCTCATTGAGCTTGTTCCGGCGCACCGGTGACTGGTTAAACAGTGTTGCCATGCGACCTTTTTGGACGGTCATATACGATCCTCAGCTTAGTTTAAAACGGAATATCTGCGTCTAAGTCGTACATTGCCGGGGCAGGGTTAGTGCGACGTGTTGATGGTGCTGAGGCGCTATCCTCCCGCTTTCCACCGATCAGGCTGATCGATGACACACGACAGGTTAGGTAGGTTTTACCCTCATGCTCACGTGTGCTGAGTTCGCCACTAACCGCTACCTGCGCGCCCTTAGTCAGGTACTGAGGCAACTTACTTTCTGCCTGCTTGCCCCACAGCGCGCAGTCAAGCCACAGCGTTTGTTCTTTATCGCCATAACCGGACTTAACTGCCACGGTAAAATTGCACACTGCAGTACCGCCTTGATTGCCGCTCCTGCAATCCTTGCCCAAGTTGCCTGTAAATGTGAATACGTTCATTTTTATTCTCCTTCAATCAAATCAATTAGGGTAATCACTGCTGATGCAGCCTCAAAAAACAGTTCATCTGCTTTGTTCATCGCATACTCTGGGTCACCTTCACCAAGCTTGCCAAGGTTTTCCAAAATGCTGCGATCAATAGACCCCTGCATAATTATTGCCGCCATATCTTCGAGTTCGTCACATATTGCTCTAAGCCTGTTGATCATCAAAACACCTCGCCATCTTCTTCATCATGGGTCACTTCAACAGGTGCAGCAGCCTCGAGCTGTGCGAGTTGTTCCGGCGTGAGTTGTCCGGTTTTCTGGCACTGCGCAACTATCTGCTGCAGAGTCATCTTGCCCTCTGCCATTGCCTTTACCATTGCAGGCAGGGAACTCTCAAACTTGTCAGCCGGGTACGCTTTAGATTGCACCTTAAGCAGCGGGACGTGGTACGACTCGCGCTTAGTCTTACTGATTGTTAACGCGCAGCTCAGGCCAGCTGCTGGAATGTCTGACAAAGCTTTAACGCGGATGCCACCGACTTCTTTTCCAGCATAAATTACGGACGGCTCAAACATCAGCTGAGCTGATTTCCCAATCCATGCGTCTGAGTCTCGACCCCAAGCTGCAGCTAAAATGCGGCGCATACCTTTGGACGGCTTCCAAGGGCGGTTGTTGTCACCGTCAAAAAAAATCCAGACGGGCTGTTCTGCTGATTCCTTTAATTGAACATCCCGCACACGTATCACTGGCTCTGCCCCGAAGATATCGGTTGCGTTAAGCTGATCGCTTTTTGCTTCAAGTGTTGCGCTTATATCTGCCATTTTAGTATATGCCCTCATCATTGTTATCAAGTGCCGCCAGCACAAACTCTGGCAGCGTTACTACGCCTGTCCCGCTATATGATTCCCAGCTGTTGTTTTTGAGTGACTTCGCATACGACTCCAACGCCTTCCGGTACAACTTGTGCCCGTACTGCAGCGCCAGCGGGTCAATGTCGTACAGCACGTTAGCGCAAGGCGGCTGCTCCTCAACTGCCAACAGCTTGAACGATTGCAACGGCTTGCCAAAAACCAGTTCATACACGTGCGAATACATGGCCGCTTGCACATGGTAATTATAGTTGTGCAGGCTGCGACTGAAGGCCAGCTCACGGCAGTCCTGAGTCTTTTTAAGGTCAATGCAAACGCCTTCATCAGTGAGCCAGTCAAAGCGGCACCGCATGTAAACACCTGTCTCAGGATCAATCACAAACGCTGATAGCTCGGCATGGCCTGCTTGTGTCAGCAGACTGTTCGCCGGGCTGTTGGACCGGATAGACTCGGCCATCACACTGACCGCTGCCCCTTCAGTTTCCGTAAGTGCTTTGTCGCCGCCATAAATCTTCGCGGCATCCTTGTAGGCGCTAACCCGGCGATCATCACATCCAGTGACAACGACGTACTCAGCTGCGTAACGATCAGGCTCGAGCAGGGCAGCGTGGAAGGCTGTGCCGATCTCCATAGCCCGTGAGCTGCTCGGTTTCGGCGCATGGTAATAGTGCGCAGGACTGCGCGCGACCAGCGACAGGCCGCTGTTACTGATGCTTTCGTGTAGATGGTAATCAGCGTTTGGCATGCCGGAGACCAATGCTGGGTAGGTGCCATCCCAATCTAAATACGGTGTAATTTTCATAATCCCTCCAATTAACGGTATTGAAAACATTAACGCAGGCGTGTAATCTTGTCAACTCAGGTGCAAATATTTTTACGGGAGTGATAATTATGATGACCCCTGACGAGGTCAGGAGTGCCTTGCAAGATCGCAATCTACAAAAGGTTGCGGAAGGATCCAAGGTTGCCCCTGCAACAATCTATCGGTTTATGAACACGGCCAGCCGACCAACTTACGAAACAGTGAAGGCGCTATCTGATTATCTGGAGAGCCGTAATGATAAGCCTGCGTGAATATCAGCTGTCCGGCGTGGGTAGGCTGCGCGACTCTATTAGACAGCACAAGCGGTCAATACTCGTTGCACCAACCGGCGCCGGCAAAACCCGCATGGCGATCAGGATCATGCAGGGCGCTGTGGAGCAGGGTAACCGCTGTTGGTTCGTCGTTCACAGGCGCGAGCTGTGCACTCAGACAAGCAAGGCGCTGTGGGACGCAAAGCTGGCGCACGGCATGATCATGTCTGGCAAGGGCAGATCCCCTCAGCTGGCGCAGATAGCTACGGTCATCACTGCAGCCAATCGGATCAATTCAATGCCTGTCGATCAGAGGCCAAAGGTTATTATATTCGATGAGTGCCATCGCTCAGTCAGCGAATCTTACAAGCGAATAGCGAATGCGTGTCAAGGAGCTTACATCATAGGATTGACTGCCACGCCTGAACGCACTGACGGACGAGGCTTACGTGAGCTCTATTCTGATATGGTCCAAGTGCAGGACATGGGCTGGCTGATAAAAGAGGGGTTCCTTTCGCCGTATCGATTGATTGCCCCGGTAGAGGGCCCAGACCTGAGCTCTATCAAAACCAAGGCTGGTGACTACGATACCCGCGAAACTGAGGCGGTTATGGATCGACCGACGATCACAGGTGATGCGATCCGCGCCTATCGTCAATACGCTGACGGCAAGCGTTGCATGGTGTTCTGTGTTTCCATTGCGCACTCTGAGCACACATGCGCTCAGTACAACGCTGCCGGCATCCCAGCAGAGCACATCGACGGTACATACACAGACAAAGAGCGGGAGGGTGCACTGGAACGGTTCCGCGCAGGCCAGACGCTTGTGCTTTGCACTGTACAGCTTGCCATTGAGGGGCTCGATATCCCGGCGGTTGAGGCAGTCCAGCAACTGCGCCCCACTCAGTCCGTGATCGTGTACCTACAGCTCATCGGGCGCGGCCTGCGGGTCGAGGATAATAAGCGCGAGCTGGTAATCTTAGATCAAGTAAATAACTGGAAGCGACACGGCTTGCCTGACGATGTGCGAGAATGGTCACTCGACGGTAGGAAAAAAAGAAAGAGATCATCGCAAGATGATGAGCCAGAGCTGCAGATACAACAGTGCAAGGAATGCTTTCACATTTTTAGAAAAGGCGTTTCAGAGTGCCCACACTGTGGCGCAGAGATTGAGGTTACAGGTCGAAAAATTCAACAGGTTGATGGGCAACTGGCCGAAGTCGATCTCGATGCAGTAAGACGCGAACGAGGAAGAGAGCAGGCTAAGGCTCGAGGGCTTGTAGACTTAGTTTCGGTTGGCGTTTCTCGTGGAATGAAGAACCCGGCTGCTTGGGCAGCGTTTGTAAATGCAAGCCGAGAAGGTCGCAAACCAACACCCTCCGAGTTCAAGATGGCAGGCGTAATCTATGAAAGAATCACAAATTCAAGTGCGAATACTGCTGGCTCTTTCTGAGGCCGGCTGTACAGTGTGGCGATGCGAAACAGCGGGCGCGTGGGTTGGCCGAGTCGTGCACCAGATCAGCAAGACTGTTACGATTGCAGAGGCTCGCATGATTCACGCGGGTCTCACGAAGGGCGGTTCTGACATCATCGGGATCGCACCAGACGGCAGATTTCTGGCCGTTGAGGTGAAGACTACCACTGGTCGCATACGACCTGAGCAGCAGCGATTTATTAATGCGGTGATTGCTGCAGGCGGTGTCGCTGGTGTTGCAAGATCGGTAGAAGATGCTTTAAAGTTGATTCAATAACAAGCGACTGGGCTGCGGCCCTAAACCCTAAGAGGTGAGTATGAATGAGCCCTGCCGTCATGAACGGTGGCAATATTGCCGCCGTAAGTTCTCAAACGGAACACTGCACTTTGGCGTTCAATGTCTAGATTGTCTCAATGTCATTAAGCTAGAAAAACACAGCCAAAAGCTGTGGCTCAAGCCTGAAGACATTCCCGTTCACGCACCCATTCACGCATGGATTGATCCTGACTTAAGTTCAGACCAGAGAGGTCTGTTCGATGAGTAAGCCAATCAGTTGGTACGCCCGCCGCTACACCGAACGCTTCGGCATGCATCTTGTGCCCATCGAGCCGGGTAGAAAATTCCCAAGATCTGCAGACTGGGGTAACAACACGATCAGCGACCCAGTAGAGGCCGAGAAGTTCTGGGAGCAGAGGCCGGACTGGAACATGGGCGTGGCGCTCGGACCTTCCCGCATGTGCTCGCTTGATATCGATTGCGACGTCTCCTTTTCGCATATCTGTGCAGAGTATGGGATAGATCAGAGCACCCTTGATGCGTATCCAATTATCCAAGGCCGAAGCAAGGGGCGGCGCGTCATGTTTCGTGTGCCTGCAGAGATTATGCTCGGCTATCACAAGCTAGACTGGCCGTCACGCAATGACCCAACGGGCGACAAGCACAAGGCAGCCATGTCCGCTGCTGCTGCCGCAAAGGCCAGTGGTGACTCAGCCCGAGAGGCGCGCATACGACTGGTTGCCCAACGCTGGGCTCGCTACACAGTGTTCGAGCTGCGCTCATCGTGCGACGGTAAGCAACGTCAAGACGTGCTGCCGCCATCAATTCATCCAGACACCGTTCAGCCCTATCGGTGGCTTATTCAGCCTGTTGATGACTGGCCTGAGCCTCCTCAGTGGCTCCTCGCAATGTGGAAGGACTGGGAGCGGTTCAAGCCGCAGGTCAAAGGCATGTGTCCGTGGTTACCAGAGGACAAAAAGCCAGAGGTCTCACTGCACAAAAGGTCCAACACATCCGGCACCGTGCGCGGTAGTGTAATCGACGCTTTCACTGATGCGCACGACCTGATCACCCTGCTTGAGCAGTACGGATACCAGCGCAAGGGATCGCGTCGTTACCTGTCGCCACACAGCGGTACCGGGTTGCCCGGCGTTATTATATTCCCAAGTGGTGACTCATGCTGGATACACCACAGCAGCGACCCCCTGTGCTCAGAGGAGTCTGGCAAGCCCGTCAACGCATTCGATCTGTACTGCTATTACGAGCACGGCGCAGATATGAAGCGAGCCGTGAAGGCAGCTGCCGTCCTGCTGGGCATGGAGAGTACGCCGGCACAGACGCAGCGCAACCCAGCCCAGACGCAGCGCGCGCTAGACGACACCAGCGTCACTGAGCAGACCCGCGAGAGCGATCACCTGAGCCCCTTGCTGTGGACTGACGACAAGCTGAGGCCGCTGCGGCACATAGACAACCTGCGTGAGATCTGCCACCGGCTCGGCGTCGTGATCCGCTACAACGTGATTAAGAAGTCCGAGGAGATCATCATCCCCGGCGAGTCATACACGATGGACAACGAGGCCAACGCATCGCTCGCGTGGCTGACAAGTGAGTGCAGCCTGTTCAAGTTCCCAGTGGATCACATGGGCGACTTCATCACCTACCTTGCCGACGAGACGCAGTTCAACCCGGTGGTGTCGTGGATAGGTTCGCAGGCGTGGGATGGCAAACCGCGTCTACAGGCTCTGTGCGACACGATCACCGCTAAGGGCGACAACGCCATGAAGGACACGCTGATCAGGCGCTGGATGGTGGCTGCGGTGGCTGCTGCGTTCATGCCGAACGGGATATCGGCGCCGGGCGTTCTGACGCTGCAGGGCGCTCAGTACCTCGGCAAAACCAAGTGGTTCAAGACACTGGTGCCATCAGAGATGGATCTGATTCAGGAGGGTATGATCCTCAAGCCCGACGACAAGGACTCGGTGAAGCAGTGCACATCCTATTGGCTTGTGGAGCTCGGTGAGCTGGACAGCACCTTCCGCAAGTCCGACATCGCACAGCTCAAGGCTTTCATCACAAAGCAGGTAGACGTGCTGAGGCTCGCATACGCACGGCGTGAGTCCCGCTTCCCACGGCGCACTATGTTCTTCGGCTCGGTCAACCCCCGCGAGTTCCTGCACGACGCCACCGGCAACCGCCGCTTCTGGACCATCGAGTGCCAGCACATCAACCACGACCACGGTCTGAACATGCAGCAGGTCTGGGCAGAGGTTCACACACTGTGGCAGTCAGGTGAGAGCTACTACCTCAGCGCAGACGAGATGGACGCACTGAACGCCCACAACAGCGACTTCATGGGCGTAGATCCGATTGAGGAGCGGGTGCTGGACGAGCTGGACTGGAGTGCTCCAACAACCGTGTGGCGATGGGCACAGGCATCAACCGTGCTCATAGAGTGTGGTATCGACAGGCCAACCAAGGCAGACACTATGACCGCCAGCACGCTCATCAGAGCCAAGAACGGTGATCAATCCCGCCGTGGCAACGGTCAGCGCCTTGTGCTGTGTCCCCCAAAGGCTTACCGCAAGTGACAGGCAAGAGACCGCGCCAATACGCGCAGGCTTATCTCAAGGCTACGGGCAGGGACGCCCAGAGAGCCGCCCTCAAGGGTTGCCCGCCGCAGTGGCAGGATCTGGTGCGGCTGCACATCAAGATTGCGAGACAGAGAGAGCAAAAATCCTGCCCTTTCATCGCGACGCCTAAAACATAGCTTGCCCTTTCATCGTGCGGGCTCTTGGAAGAAAGGGCAGAAAACATCCCACTAGGTGGCACTGAGTGGCACTGTGGTGGCACTGTGGTGGCACTGTCTTAAATACCTGTTATATATGACCTTTTGTTAATATAGTGCCACTAGTGCCACCTTTTTAGGTAAACACTTGGTACTTGATAATGGGTAGTGAACGGCAGATATTATATTGCCGTTAGGCTGACTTGAGGGGGGGTCTATATAGAAACAGCGGCACTAGGTGGCACTGGTGGCACTGTTTTGGTCATATTAACAACAATATCAACAACATAGCACAGTGCCACCTGCTCATAGACCAGTGAATGCGAGCCAACAGAACCAAAAAAACTAAACAACCATAAAAACGTCCAAATTTAACCCATAAATAAAACATATAATGCTTTGACCATACTATTGATTTGGTGAATGTAAATATATGGACACACACTATGGCAATCTGGACATAGGGAATAGAGAAACTGGGAATAGCCCCCTCGGCCAGTCCCAAAGGCCGAAAAACCGAGGAATTTCCCCCGACCAACCGCCATGACCGGGTCGCTCCGACTTGATCCCGGCTGGTCCCGCTTGGTCCCGGCTTAGTCCCAGCTGGACGTTTTCGGCACCCCAAAACACAAGATGTAGTGTTTCGCGTGTTCCGATGCGCGCTGAAATAGCTAAGTCGTTGATTTCATTGACATCGCTATTTCCGGTAATTAGTATTACCGGAAATAGCAAAGGCGAGCGAGAAGCATTCTCATTTGCAAGGTACCCTAGCGCCGATTCGTTTGGCGGGCTGGCCGGGATCGAGCCGCGCACCCGCCGCAGCGGCCACGTGCGCGACCCCGCCGCTTTAGCTGGCTTTCGCACAGTAAATCTCACGGCCAAAAGTGTTTTCGCTCTCTCCCCCTGATTGCGATATGGTTAAATACCCCCCCATGTGATGTGGAATTGATTGGCTCAAAAATTTTTTGCAAATTTTTAAAAGGTGGCGTTTATGCACATGGATCCCAAGGAAGTTGAGGCGCAGCGGTTGAGGCTGGAGTTGAGGCTGGCGTTGTTGGATCGTCGGGAGAGGAGCAAGGCTAGTTTTCTGGACTTTGCGCGGTACGCTTGGCCGGAGGCTATTTTCTCGGCGCATCACAGCAAGATGGCGGATGCGTTTGATCGGATCATCAGTGGTGATCTCAAGCGGCTGGTTATCAACATGCCGCCGCGTCACACGAAGAGTGAGTTTGGCTCGTACTTGTTGCCGGCGTATGCGATGGGTCGAAAGCCGGACTTGAAGATAATTCAGGCAACGCACACGGGCGAGCTTGCGGTTCGCTTTGGTCGCAAGGTGCGTAACCTGATGGACACGCAGAACTACAAGGATCTGTTTGAGGGGGTTGAGCTGCAGGCTGACAGTAAGGCGGCGGGGCGGTGGGAGACGAGCAAGGGTGGTGAATACTTTGCGGTGGGTGTTGGTGGTGCGATGACGGGACGGGGCGCTGACCTGTTGATCATCGATGACCCTCACAGCGAGCAGGACGCGATGTCGTCGCTGGCGCTTGATAATGCGTGGGAGTGGTACAGTGCGGGTCCTCGCTCGCGGTTGCAGCCGGGCGGGGCGGTTGTTGTGATCATGACGCGCTGGGGGACGAAGGATCTGACTGCTCGGCTGATCAAGAGTCAGAACTCGTTTGGCTCGGACAAGTGGGAGGTGATTGAGTTCCCGGCGATCTTTGATGAGGGTACGCCCAAGGAGCGTCCGCTGTGGCCGTCGTTTTGGAAGCTTGAGGAGCTGCAGGCGGTGCGAGCTCAGCTTGGGGTGCAGCGCTGGAACGCGATGTACCAGCAGCGTCCGACGGCGGATGAGGGTGCGATTCTCAAGCGTGAGTGGTGGCGGACGTGGGAGCGTGATCAGTTGCCGTCGGTTGAGTACATTATCCAGTCGTATGACACGGCGTATTCCAAGAAGGAGACGGCGGACTACTCGGTGATCACGACGTGGGGGGTGTTTTACCCGACGGAGGATGCGGGTCCGAATTTAATTCTGATGGACATGCGCAAGGGTCGCTGGGACTTTCCTGACCTAAAACGCATTGCGAAGGATCTGTACACGTACTGGCAGCCGGACAACGTCCTCATTGAGGCGAAGGCGACGGGCACGACGCTGCAGCAGGAACTACGGCGCATGGGGATTCCGGTAACGATGTACAGCCCGGGTGGTCGCCGTGCTGGTCACGACAAGGTGTCGCGCGCGAATGCAGTCGCGCCGATGTTCGAGTCGGGCATGATCTGGGCAACCGAGGATCACTGGGCTCAGGAGGTGATCGAGGAGTGTGCTGCCTTCCCGAACGGGGACAATGATGATATCGTTGACAGCACGACGCAGGCTCTGCTGAGGTTTCGCGCTGGGAACTTTATTTCGTTGCAGTCGGACGAAGAAGACGAGAGCAGTGACGAATCGCTTGTGCCGGAGTATTATTGAGTTAAAATATCGTAAATTTTGCTAAGGCGGTGCCGACATGCCCAATTTAACTGCGCGAGAGATGTTGTTACGGCTTCCGATGCGGATGGCGGAGGGTGGAGCGGTGGACACGGCTCCGGGAGTGTCGGCGGCGTATCGCAGAGCGATGCAGGTCGGCGGTCAGCAGACGGTTGACGACTACTACGCCAATCTTCGTGCTGATGCAAAGGCGTACCTTGCCAATCCCAACGCGCCGACTGGCGCTGAGGCGTACAACGTGCTGCTGCAGTCTGGCATCAGCACCTCTGACCTGATCAATGCGGGCGTGGATCAGGCGGTGCTGGACAAGATCTTTGCGGTCAAGATGCCGATTATCCCGCAGTCGCAGTTTGTGACGCCAACTGGCATGACCTCGGCGTATGAGCGCAGTCCCGATCTGGCGTTTGAGTCGCAGCGCTTAACCGCGCAGGGGCAGGATGGCCGGGCGATACTAGACAAGCAAGGCCGTGACTACATTGCGAACCTGCAGCAGGGCGGCATTGATGCGGCTGAACGTGCGCAGATGCTGGAGTACGCTACTGAGCGCGGGTACTCGTTTGATGACCTGATGAAGGCCGGCGTGGATCCCAATGTGCTTTTCACCCGTCCGCAGGCTGCTCCGCCACCGCCCCCGTTCCCCGATCCCGTGCCGTACACGCCGATAACGGTGTACCAGCCGCTGCCGACGCAGCCCGACATCTTTGCTGCTGGGCAGCCTGCTCTGGACACGACGTTCAGGGAGAGCTCTCCGCGCACCGCGATCCCCGGCATGCCGGGCCAGTTCGACTACAGCCCAGCGGCGAAGTTAAGACCCGCAACAGGCGCAGGCTTTACCTTCACGCCGCCAAGCGTGACCTCTCGTCCGCGCTCGTTACTAAGCCCGAGGGAGATCCAAGCCTACGGCGGGCTGACGTCGGCCTCGCAGCGTTTTGCGCAGAACCGACAGCTGTTGGACAACAACCTGCGCAGGCTGGCGCAATCAACACCCGCGCTTAAAGACCTTAAAACCTACAATCAGCTGCGCAACATGATGATGTCGAGTTATTTTGCTGCTGACCCCAACACGTTATCAGATCCCCTCTTGGCGTTTGACCCCAAGACGGTTGAGGGGCAGAACCTTCAAAAGTACCTTGCTGGTTTGCCTGCGCCCAGCACGCAAAAGCCTGATCCCATAGTTGTCACTGACGGCATGACCGGCAAGGACGTTGAGATTGACGCGCCTGTGTACGGTGGCTTTTTGCCCTTTGCCAAGGGCGGCTACGTAAAAAAGTCTGATGGGTCGGCAAGGGATGGGCTGGCTCGCTTTCAGGAAGGCGGTGAGGTTAGTGGTCGCAGGCCGCTGAGTCCGAATGATCCGTTGTACATCAGGCAAGATGCGCCTGTTAATCTAGATGAGCTACGGCGCCGGCAGCTGGGGGATGTTGCCCCCGCAGCCGATGCGCAGTTGCCGCTAGACGAACTGCTGCGTCGTCAGCTGGAGGGTATCGACAACACGCCGTCAACGGCGCGAACTGCAGGATCGCAGCAGAGCGAAAGCCGCAATATGCTGCAGAACATTGTCGCTGGCGCTAAGCAGATCCCCGGCACTGTCTTTGACTACGGCAGGGGCATTGCGCAGAGCGAAAATCCCTTGGCACAGATTCGCTCTGATGTTGGTGCGATGGGCGGGGCGATGATAGAGGGCGCCAAGCAAGACCCATTGGGCTTTGCTTTGGACATGACGCCAATTATCGGTGAAATACGATCTGGCATGGACGCAAAGAAATACTCGGACATGGCGAATGAGGCTGACAGGGCTGGAGATTATGAACTTGCTGACAGCTACCGGCAGGTTTCCACGATGGCAGCGGCAGGAGCAGTTCCCTTTGGCGGCATCGGCGCTCGCGGCGCGCGACGCGCGGCAATGAGTGATATGGCTGATGTGCCGCCAGACAGCGCCAGAGGGATGCTGGACGCGCTAACGCCTGAAGCTGGCGTTGACGCCCCAAGAACACCCGGCGAAGACGTTGACGCCTTGACTGCACTGGACCAGCCGCCGGCAGGCAGTGCTGCGGCGATGTTGGATGAGGTGGATGCTGCGGCCCCAAGCGCCAGATTGAGTAGAGATGAGCTTGGCAGGATAAATGCCAGCGTTGGCTCTAATAGAATTAAACAGCGGGCCATGAAAGAAGAGACTCGAAGAATTAAAAATAACTTTCTCCCTGATGATGGCTGGGAAAGGATTAATTTTTCAGGCGTTAAAGAAAACAAGCCGGATTTTAAAAAAATAGCCTATGGGTTTCAAAAGCCTCCAGAGGGGCTTGATAAGGGAGAGTGGGCAAATCGTCTTTCTGACAACTTAGTTTCAGAGGTAGACGGGGTAGTGCAGCGCGCACGATCAGGAGATCAGGCAGCAATTGATATACTGCGGCAGGCTAATTGGTATCGTGGAATGCGAGACCAGCTGCGCTCCGAGTTTGGAGGCATTGGTGACGTTTTTGCAGACGTACTTGGCACAACGAGCGCTCAGACAAATGTAGAGCAAAATTTCCGTAACGCCACTGAAATATTGCGCAGATATAGCCGGGGAGAGTTTGACACTGAGCTGCAAGCTTATGAAAACAGAATAAAACAAGGCATCCCTGTGGATGGAAAAACTTTAACTGCGTTGCACAAAGCAGGAGAATTTCCGTTAATTACCAACTCCGCTGGGAAACTATTTAACACAAACAGCCCGTCCTCAATGGGGGCGCTGCTGGACATGTTCCGATCAGTAAAGACTGGTAGCGCGCCAAAAACACCAAACTTTACCGGCAACCTTATTGGCCTTACCAATGAAGCAACAGTAGATGTTTGGGCAGCACGAATGCTGCGCAGGCTTTCGGGACAGTCGCGCATACCGCCTGTGGCTGAACAAGGGGTCACCGGAACTCACTTGGTTGGATCCAGTCTTGGGAATCCAAGGGTTGGTGGCGAGTTCGGTTTTGGTCAAGATGTCTTTAGAAGTGCTGCAAACAGGATTAACGAATCTGGTAACGTAAAGTCTGTTGTTCCTGAAATGGGCGATCTTGGTCCTGACGACCTGCAGGCGGTTGCTTGGTTCATGGAAAAAGAAAGATGGACAAACAATGGCTGGACAACAAAAGCCGGTGAAGGCGGATCTCTTGAATACGAAATGTCCCTAGCCGGAAGCCCGGATCAAGTTCGCATTGATGATTTGCGTCGAGAAATTAATACAGGCTTTAAAACCCCAAATAAAAGAAAAAAAGAAACTGATGCCGAATATGCAGAGAGAGTAGCTCAAGCAAGGCGCGTCTATGACAACCGGCAGGAGCTGGCAGGCATAGAACTGCAGTCGCTTCAGGCCCCGCTGCAGCGTTATACAGTTGGCGTTTCTGGAGAGCGTCCTGATTTGCCGATGAGTAATTACGCTCAGGCAGAACTTGCAGCTGAGATTGATGACGTGGTTCGTAATGATTCTTCAGTGCTTGGATATAACCTTGCTAATACCTATGGATCTTTCATGGGAAATACAGAAAGAGCATTAAATGCTGAATTTGTAGTCCAACAAAATTTTAATCCAAGTGCTTTGATTAGAAGACTGGTTGAGCAGGGTAAAAATTACAATCAGGATGCCGTATTCATATCTCGCTCCGTTCCTGCTGGCTCTCCAAACGCAAGGCCGGGGGCAGAGATATTTTTTAAAGAAGAAATATCTCCGAAGGAGCTTGCCAAGATTACAGCTCGTTTAAGGGAATATGGAGTGGACGGATTTACTTATATAACAGACATGAGGTTTGATGACAGAATCAACCGTCAGGCTCGATCAGGAGCTCCCGAGACGGCAAAATTAACTGGATTGCGGTTCCAGTACATACCTGAATTTGACGAAGGATTTGACCCAAGACGCGCTGATGAGATTTATAAAGAAAAAGAAGATTTGTTTGCAGCGATTCTTGCGGATACAATGGCAGACCAAAACGTATCTGACATAAGATATAATTTTTACGATACGCAAGTCTTTTTTAGGGATGGCTACGATGAGTACCTTACAAGAAATACTCCAGCGAGTGGAAGCCAAGCAGGGGGAGAAGTCTCCAGTGGCGCAGGCTCTGCGCAATCAAATCGCGGCAGAGAAGGGCAAGCAGAGCTTCCAGAACCTGTACGTGACCGGAGCGGTCAAGCGGCCCGCGCAAGCCCCCAAGAAGGCATAGATAACTTCGCCAAAGGCGGCGCAGTCACCTCCTCGCGTCGCATGCTAGAGAACCTCATTGGAAAAAAGCCTGAAGGCCAGCGCGTTGATGCGACTGGCCTGCTTGGCTTTGCCAATGGTGGAGAGGCTCGTGTAGGCGGCAGCGCCCCAGCAGTTGCTGGCCGCACGGGCAGGGCTGCTCAACTAGCAGCACAAAGGGCAGAGGAACCACAGACTGAAAGCCGCGCCATGCTGGAGCGTTTAGATGCGGCCACGCCTGTTGAGCGCGCCGTGTTTGAATCAACGGGCATGGAGCCGGGTCTGGACAGAGCCATGATGTTACCCTTTGCGGGCAGCCGTGAAGAGGGGAACCTGCAGCTTGCCGCGCCGGGCTTTGTCTACGACGCAGCAAGGGCGTTTGTCACCCCGGGCATGGCCGCCAGAGGTCAGCGGGTGTCGGATGAGGACATCCTTAACACTGCTATGAACGTCATGGGCGGCGGCGTAGGCGCGAGTCGAGTTGCAGGGCCTAGAACCGCTCCGGACGAAATGCTGCTGGGTATGGGGGTTGGGTCGAATGTTATAAAATTGGGGAATACGGGCGGAAGTAACGCACGTAACGCTGCGGATGAGTTAAAGGAGATTTTTGCAGAAAACCCGCTTAATTCAAGGGAGTTGATAAGCAACACGGCAGGTGCAACAGTGTACTCAATGGGAGACACGCTACACCTGTCTGATATTCGTACATTCGACCCCGGAAAAGGTGGGGCATCAAAAATGTTGCGCAGCATTTTAGAAGTTGCAGACAAAAACAATGTCCCTGTTACATTGACCGCAGACAATTATAGTGGGGATGGACTTACCACAGCACAACTTGTTGACTGGTACAAACGCAACGGCTTTGAGGTTGAAAACGACTTTGGGGATGATGGCGTAGACATGATCCGTCAGCCTAGAAATATTACTGAAGAGGCTTCCGGTGCAGCTAGGTCTACACCAACCGCCGCTGACGACCTTGCTGCGTTGACGGATCGGGCTCCGACTACCAGTAGCATAGCTGCTAGGTCTGCGAATGTAGTAACCGCTTTAAATAAAAGCGGAGACCCTTTAGGCATAAACGTAGCCGTAGATCCGCGTAACGGAACGGATTACGCGGACCTTATTGTCAGCGGCGCTAAAAAGTTTGAAAGCCGAGAGACAGCATCCCTAAAGCCTTACGTGGGTAAGAGAGTAGGTATTGTGCGTACTGGTGCAGGTCAGGCAGAAGTTATAGGCTCTGTTGAAATAGGTCAACCTATTAAAGTTAATGAAAAACAGTTTAATCAGCTTAGGGATCAACACCTAGTTGCAGAAGATTCTTCGTTTAACATTAAAAAAGGCCAAACTAAATTCCTTTATCCCATGATAGACCCCACATCTACGCCTCCTCAAAAAGTCACGTCTAAAGGAATTGTAGCTAGGGCTATCCCCACCGGGCAAAGGGCCGCCGACGACCTTGCTGCGTTGACGGATCGTGCCCCCAAGCTTATTGATTCATTGCCGGGAAGAAACGAATTAAATTATTGGATTGATGGTGGTCAGGACGCAGTTGAAAGAGGGTTCCCTGAAGAGCCTTTCATCCTCTTAGACAAACTCTACATTGACCCGCAAAACAGAGGCCAAGGCGCTGCTCGACAAGTGCTAGTAGAAGGCTTGCAAGAAATGGCAGAGCAATATCCCGGTATGGACGTTAGGCTTTTGGCCGAGCCACTTGATAGATCAACAAATCAAAGTGACCTAGTAAGGTTGTATGAGTCTGTTGGGTTTGAGGTTGACAATTACCAAGATGGAATGAGCTCAATTCCGATGTCTCTACGACTTCCCAAAAAAGTCGCAAGGACTGGGGGCAACACACCACCCGCTGCACTAGGCTACGCCAAAGGCGGCGCAGTCACCAAGAACAACGTAGAACGCATGCGCAACGATAATCGAAAGTATCTTTAGGACACCGACATGCCCATAGACAAGGTAGTAAATCTAGCCCCGAGAACCGACCTCATCGAGATTGGTGAGGAGGACGGTCAGGACATTGAGATCATCATTGAGGATGACGGCAGTGCTCTGATTGAGATTGGCATGGGCGATGAGGAGCAGGGTTTTTACGACAACCTTGCGGACAGCATCGATCCGCAGGATCTTGGGCACATCTCCATCACGCTGCAATCTCTGTTCGACGCGGATAAGAGCTCTCGCGGGCAGTGGGAGGAGATGTACGCCAAGGGTTTGGACCTGTTGGGCCTGCGGATGGAGGATCGCACGCAGCCGTTCCGTGGCGCGTCGGGCGTTGTGCATCCAATGCTGACCGAGGCCATCATTCAGTTCCAAGCGCAGTCGTTTAAGGAGCTGATGCCAGCGGGTGGTCCTGTGCGAACGCAGACACTGGGCAAGGAAACTCTGGATAAAGTCCAACAGGCTGCACGTGTACAGGATTTTATGAATTACCAGATCACGGCTGTGATGAAGGAGTACACGCCGGAGTTCGACCAGCTGCTGTTTTACACCGGATACGGCGGCTCTACCTTTAAAAAAGTGTACTACGACTCGCAATTGGGTCGTATGGTCAGTCGTCTGGTGCTTGCCGACGACCTTTACATCCCCTACCACGGCTCGAGCGTGATTTCTGAGTGTCGGCGCATCACGCACCGCATTGCGATGGACTCAAACGAGTTTAAAAAGCGTGTTTACGCGGGTGAATATATTGACATTGAGGTGTCTCCTGACGGTTCTGGTATTTCGCAGGATCAAATTGGTGCCACCATTGACCGAATTACCGGCATGCAGTCTGCTGGCGAGCCAGAAGAGATCGCTTTGCTGGAGTTTCACGTCGATTTGGACATCCCCGGCTACGAAGACGTGGACGAGGACGGCGAACCGACTGGGATCAAGCTGCCGTATGTGGTTACAACCGACGAAACCAGTGGTCGAGTGATCAGTGTGCGTCGAAACTGGGCAGAAGAAGACCCTCTGCACCTTAGAATTGAGTATTTTGTGCATTACATGCTCGTTTCTGGCCTCGGTGCCTACGGTTTGGGCTTTGTGCACCTGATTGGCGGCCTTTCTAAGACTGCAACCTCTGCACTTCGTCAGTTATTGGACTCTGGCACGCTTTCTAACCTGCCTGCGGGCTTCAAGGCCAAGGGCGCGCGGATCGCGGACGACGACAAGCCCATCCAGCCGGGTGAATGGCGTGATATTGACGCTGGTGGGGCTGAACTGGCCTCATCACTGCTGCCGTTGCCCTATAAAGAGCCCAGCCAGACTCTATTTGCGCTGTTAAGCTTCACCGTGGACGCCGGCAGACGTCTTGCCAGCATTGCAGACATGCAGGTAGGCGACGCCAACCAGCAAGCGGCAGTGGGCACCACTCTTGCGCTGCTTGAGCGCGGCTCAATGGTGATGAGCGCCATCCATAAGCGCCTGTACTACGCACAGACGCAAGAGTTTGAGATGCTTTTCCGAGGTTTTGGTCAGTACTTGCCCCCCGAGTACCCCTATGATGTACCGGGAGCGTCTCGTTTAATCAAGCAGTCTGACTTTGACAACAAGGTTGCCGTGCTGCCGGTTGCTGACCCCAATATCTTCTCCGCTGCGCAGCGCATCACCTTGGCACAGACCCAGCTTCAGCTGGCGCAGAGCGCGCCAAACATGCACAACATGTACGAGGCGTACTACCGGGTTTACCAGTCGATGAACGTGAGGGACATCGACGGCATTCTGAAGACCCAGACCAACCAGATGCCCAAGGACCCGGCAAGCGAGAACATCGATGCGATTGACGGCAAGCAGCTTAAGGCGTTTGCCGGCCAGCAGCACGACTCGCACATTGCCTCGCACCTGATCATGGGGCTCTCGCCCTTGGTGCAGGGCAACCCGCTGGCCGCTGTTGAGTTGCAGAAACACGTCATGGAGCACGTTAAGCTCAAGGCAGAAGAAGACGCCGAGGCCGAGCTGTTCCGTCAGTACGGCAGCGACCCTGACCGTATGGTCTCCGACATGCAGCGTGAGGCGATGATCTCGCTCAACATTGCTCAGTACCTGATGGACGTCAAGGCGATGCAGACAACGCTCTCTGGCGAGGGAGCCGGCGCACCTGACCCGGTCATCGCGCTCAAGGAGCAGGAGCTTCAGCAGCGCGCGGCGAAGGATCAGGCTGAAATACAGCTCAAGCAAGAGGGATTGAAGAACGAGCAGATGCGCATCCAAGAGAGCTCACAGGCCAACGATGAGCGCATTGCATCGCAGGAGAAGATCGCTCAAGGGCGGTTTGAAGTTGCCAGAGAGCGCATTAACACACCAAAACAAGGCCCGGGGGGTGCGTGATGCCTTTAAGACAGGGAAAAAGCCAAAAAGTTATCAGTGACAACATAAAAACTGAAATTAAAGCGGGCAAGCCACAAAAGCAAGCCATTGCCATTGCTTTGAGCCAAGCGGGGAAAACCCGCAAAATGAAGGAGGGGGGTATCGTAAAACCAAAGATAATTAAACCGAGGATCATTAAGAAAAAAGATGGCAATAGAGACGTAAAAATCTATTGATTTACGCCTTTCAGACGGTGGCGACTACCTTCTGCTTACATGGAAATGACCATGCTCACTTTTGCTGAAAAAGTACTAAAAGAAATGAGGAAGATAGAACACGACACGCAGCAGCTTGTGCTGGGTGGGAGTGTCAGCGACATGGAGAGATATAGGTATCTGATGGGGCGGTTAGAGGGTATTCGACTTTCAGAAAGTATTGTGAAAAGCGAACTTGATAAGCACTCAGAGGACTAACCTATGCAACCAAAGCTGACAGCTCTAGAACAGAAATGGGCAGACGATAAGGCCAACCAAAAACCCTCGCTGAACGATGCCTACACAGATGATGGCACTGTTCCAGAAAGCGGTCTCACACAAAGCGTCTTAGACTTGATACCGCAACCGACTGGGTGGCGCCTTGCGCTGCTACCTTACCGGGGTGCCGGTACGTCAAAGGGCGGCATTGTGCTGACCAAAGAAACAACTGAACGCACTCAACTGGCAACAAACGTGGGCTACGTGCTCAAGCTTGGACCACTCGCCTACGCGGACGAAAGCAAGTTCCCCGACGGCGCATGGTGCAAACCCGGTGACTGGGTGGTGTTTGGTCGTTACGCGGGCTCCCGCATCCAGATTGAGGGCGGTGAGATTCGCCTTCTGAACGACGACGAGATTTTGGGAATTGTGTCCGATCCTGCAAGCATTTTGCACAAGTGAAGAGGAAAGTATCATGATTGATTCAAATGAAAAGTTAGAATTCGATATTGGAGAAAACGAGGAGGCGGCTACGGTCACCATCTCGGAAGACACCGAAGGCAAGAGCACCAGTGTCGTGGAGAGCGGTCCGAACGCGGAGGAGCTAGATCAGTACTCCGACAAGGTCAAAAAGCGCATCGACAAGCTCACCGCGCGCCTACGTGAGACCGAGCGCCGTGAGCAGTCGGCACTGGAGTACGCAAAGAGCGTACAGTCTCGCAACGAAGAGCTGCAGAAGCAGTATGAGCAGACAGCAGTTGCGCGTGTGGGTGAGGCCAAGGGGCGGGTTGAAACGCAGATTACCGCGCTCAAGAACGTGATTCGTCGCGCGCGGGAAGAAGGTGACATTGACACCGAGACCGAAGCGCAGCAGCGGCTGACGTCAACTATCATGGAGCAGCACCAGCTGGCGAACCATGAGGCGCAGGTTAGCCGGATACGACAGCAGCAAGAGCGGGCGCCCGCGCAGCAGCAGGCACCCGCACAGCAGCAGGCACCCAGAAGGAACGATCCGCGTGCAGAAGAGTGGGCGGAGAAAAACACATGGTTTGGCTCGGACGTGGTGATGACCAACACGGTTCGTGGTATTCATGTGGAGCTTGTTAAAAACGAAGGATTTGACCCGCAGACAGATGAGTACTATGATGAGATAGATCGCAGAATGCAGGATCTCTTTCCGAAGAAGTTTTCTGAGTCTGCGCCCCAACAAACCAGAAGCAGCCGACCCGTGCAAACCGTTGCCTCTGCGACCCGATCTTCGGGACTAAATAATTCAGCACGCCGTAGTATCCGGCTTAAACCTAGTGAAGTTGCAATGGCAAAGAAACTAGGCGTACCGCTTGAAAAATACGCACAATACGTGAAAAGGTAAATACCATGAGCGAAAACGACATCGTTGTACCAAAGTTAAATCGCAGCACCCGGGGCACTGAGTCTCGAGAAACCACTGCGCGTCGCAAGCCTTGGGCACCTCCATCACGACTCGATGCTCCTCCCGCCCCAGACGGTTACAAGCACCGCTGGATTAGACGAGAAGCCGGTGGAATGGATGACAGAATGAATATCTCCTCAAAAATGAGAGAAGGCTACGAGTTAGTGCGCGCCGACGAATACCCTGAATTTTCGGGGCAGGGCTTGGATGACGGGCGACACGCGGGCGTGATCTCGGTAGGCGATGTGGTTCTGGCACGAATTCCAGAGGAAACAGCAGACGAGCGACGGGCGTTTTATAAAAGCCGTACACACGATCAAATCAAGGCTGCAGACAACGACCTGTTGAAGAGCAACGCGCATTCAAGCATGCGTATCTCGGCGCCAGAGCGGCAGTCAAAAGTAAGCGTCGGCGGATCTCGATCCTCCGAATAACCTATATTTAAAGGAACTTTCACTATGGCAAACGTAGACAAAGCATTTGGCCTGCGCCCGCTTGGTAACTTGTCCGCCACTGGAGCTCAGAAGCAGTTTGCTTATGAGATCGAAGACAATCAGACTGGCGCCATTTTCCAAGGGGATCTGGTCACACTCGTTGGTGGGTATGTCGTGAAATACGACTCCACGCTGCACACATCGGCACTGGGCGTATTGAACGGTGTTTTTTATGTTGATCCTACAAGTGGCAAGCCCACTTTTAAGAACTTCTATCCGGGTTCCGTTAACATTACTTCCGGTGTAATTACCGCAGAAGTGGTGGACGATCCCAGCCAGCTGTTCTTGATCCAAGCAGACGAAGACATTGTGCAGGCAGACATTGGCAAAAACGCCAACATTGCCTACACCGCCGGCAGCACTACTACTGGCCTGTCTGCGACCGAACTTGACTCATCTACCGTTGCTAACACAGCGGGTCTGGTGTTAAAGATCGTGGGCTTCTACAACGCACCCAACAACACACGTGCTGAAAATCACGTTGACGTTGTGGTTAAAATCAACACTCACCTGTACGGCAGCACTGGTGTTGCCAATACAGCGCCATAATAGGAGCTAGCACATGGCTATTTCTCGTTCCCAATTAGTCGCCGAACTTGAGCCGGGTCTTAACGCTCTGTTCGGTATGGAGTACGACACCTACAAAGATGAGCACACGGAGATTTATTCAATCGAATCTTCCGACCGCGCATTTGAAGAAGAAGTTATGCTCTCTGGTTTTGGCGAAGCACCCGTGAAGTCTGAAGGCGCAGGTGTCGAGTACGACAACGCGCAAGAAGTCTACACCGCTCGCTACACCCATGAAACCATTGCTTTGGCTTTCAGCCTGACCGAAGAAGCCGTAGAAGACAACCTCTACGACCGTCTGTCAGTGCGTTACACCAAGGCTCTGGCTCGCTCAATGGCTCAGACCAAGCAGATCAAAGCAGCTGCTATTCTGAACGGTGCTTTCACCACTTCAATCGGTGGCGACGGCGTTGCGCTTTGCTCAACAGATCACCCCACGCTGAGTGGTCCAAATCTGCGTAACGAGCTGTCTGTATCTGCAGACCTCTCTGAAACCTCACTGGAGCAGGCGCTGATCGACATCGCTGCCTTCACTGATGAGCGCGGTTTGAAGATTGCGATTCAGGGTCTGAAGCTGATCATCCCGAAAGAGCTGCAGTTCACTGCTGACCGTATCATGAAGTCAACCCTGCGCGTAGGCACAGCGGATAACGACATTAACGCGATCCGCAACATGGGCATGGTTCCGCAGGGCTACACTGTTAACCACTTCCTCGTTGATCCAGATGCGTTCTTCATCAAGACCGATGCGCCTAACGGCATGAAGATGTTCAACCGTGCTGCGATCAAAACCGGCTTTGAAGGCGACTTCGATACTGGTAACGTTAGGTACAAAGCGCGGGAGAGATATTCATTCGGATTTTCTGATCCCCGTGGTATCTTTGGTTCGCCCGGCACTCCGTAATAGGTATCCGGTTATAAAGAAGGGGGGCTCTTGTAGCTCCCCTTTTTTTTATATATAGTGTTTCCATTCTCGGAACAATTTACGCGCTGCAGACCGACCGAGCGGACGACATGCAGACTGAAGCGCAACACTCGCATGTGAGGATTCTAAAATGGCAACTACTACCTTTTCTGGGCCAGTTAACTCGTTAAATGGCTTTGTTGTCGGCACCTCCGATGACCCAGTTAGCGTAACCACCGCAACAAACATCAACAGCAACTTTGCCACAAGCTCCGCTACTACTGGCGACACCCGTCTCAGCTTCAATCGTCTGACCATAAGCTCAACGGGCTCTGGTGAGACTATTCGTGCTTTGACTCGCGTCACGGGCGCAGGCGCTGCAACTGGCGGCACTGTTAACGGCGCACATATCTCTACAGCCATTCTGACTGGCGGCACAATTTCCGGCGCTGCGAACGCGCTTCGAGCGACCATTGGCGCCTCTGTTGCGTCTCCGGGCGGCACTCTGGCTGCACTGCAGCTTGATACTGACTTCGCATCGGGCACTACTCTTAGTGCTGACAGCGCATTTATCCGCGTAACTGACTCTGGCGCTGGCGCCGGCAAGATGACGCGCTTGATGAACATCGCTACTGGAACCGGCGTGTTCACTGCTGCAACCAGCTCAAGCACCTTGGCTGGCGGCATTAGAGTTCGTATTGGTGGTGTTGACCGTTTCCTAGTTGTTGCAAGCGCGATTGCGTAATGCAGATCACTAAGGAATTTCTGTTAACAGAGATTGCCGAATTGCAAACTGAATCAAAGAAGGCCGAAACCTTTTTAATTCAAGCGCAAGCGACAATCGCTGCTTACCAGATGTTGGTGAGTCGATTAGACGCGCCAGAACCAGTTGAAACGTGCCAAGAGGTAAATCTAAATGAGCTTCAGTAATATTCAATCGGTCACCAAGACTGCAGATGCTTCTGCGGTCGTTGGGCGGTGCAGATTGGTGGGGGTTTACTTCACCAATACTGGCGTTGCGGCTTCCTTTGCGCTTAAAGACGGCACGAGTACCGCCGGCACAGCAAAGCTCACGATCTTCACGCCGGCAGCGGCGGGCGGTCAGGATGTGATCATTCCGGACATGGGTATCCTGTTTGAAACAGGCATATTCATTGACGTTGCAAGCGCAGAAGTGTTGAGTGTAACGCTGTTATTTGAAGGCGGAGCGGCTGCCTAATGGCTACCAAGGGCATGGGGATTAAAACCTCCGTGAAATCCGGCAACTTCCGCCCCACTAAAAAAGGGGCGGGAAT